TACTGGCCGAAGAGAAACGTCCGTCAAGAATGATAACTGAGCGATCACCGCAAGCTTCGATCAATTTGTCTGATATGGCACTCTTTTGGTAAAATTGAGCGTAGAGCATTTTGTTCTTCCTTTGTTCGTTTCGATATGTGTAATTATAAAGCTTGTTTAGAGCTTGTCAAGCGCTTTGTGGAATTATTTGTAGGGCGCTGACGTATCGTAAATTTGCTTACCAACGCTGTCGCAGACGGAGAATTCTTCAACCGTACAAGGATATCCGCAATCATGGTTCTTATTTGCCAATGCTACAGCCCTTGCCCATGCGTTCATATAGTCGCCATGCTTCAGCAAGTCATAGTGAAATACTCGAATCTGCTTATTTGTTGCTTTGAGAAAGACAGAGTAGCAGGCCATGTTACGCCACCTTTCCGAGTTTCCCGCTTTCGCGGCTTGTCGTCACATACCCTAACGCCCTAGCGCGGTTTGCATAAACACTTACAATGTTGCGACTCCACCCTTCCAACTCACTCGCCAATGCGTTGTATTCAACGCCAGCGGGGTTATTGTTCGCCCCCTTATACACTGCCAACAGGAAGCGCTTAAAATCGCCGCCTTCGCGGCCTGTTAGCCCTTTATCCTTGCAGGGTCGGACATAAATTTGCATCGGCTTACGTTGCCGAATTTTACCACTTCCAACAAACTCCACGCCTATTTTGTTCGCCCTATCGGGCGCTCTATCCTCGATCACTTGCCAGCCCTTGACATTTTTCTTGTCACCTCGCAACAATTCGAGGATACCAGTTTTCCCAATGCTGCCCTTTAATTGCGGCAGTCGCGCCAGTTTGTTGGCGGATTGTTCGCCGAGAAGGGGAACGCGCTTTGAGTCGTTTACCATGTATTTAATCATTTGCATGATAGATTACCTTTGATAGTGGTTAGAAAAGGTCGGACAAACGAAGTTTATACACTTCAGTAATAACATTTCCGAACACATCCGTATGATGGTCAAACCGACCATACTTTTGCAATGCTGTTTTCATGCCGTGAGGGTAGCCCTTCTCGCCTTCGGCGTACATCAAAGCCGACGAGATAGCATCCTTTTTACTAGTGCAATAACTTTGCGATTCGCTTAAGCATCCTGGAATGTGCCATTCGGCAACCCAAACAACGTGATTTAACGCTGAAGCAAGAACGTCGTTACGATCAATCATACGTTCTTCGTTGATACGTTCGAATGCTTCGTCAAATGTAAACTTTGCCATGATGTTTAGTCCTAGTCGATTGATGAATATTAATGATATAATCGTTAGGCAAGTCTAACGATTGTCGAAAACGTAATAACTAACGCCTTCAATTTCAATCTCTTCTTCGTTACCATCGTAATGATTGAAATGATGCCCGTAACCATCTGCCGATGCATAACTTGCTTGCATTTCCTCAAGCTTGCCAAGCGAGATAATCAGCTTGCCGATCGCTTCGAAAGCTTCCGCTTTTTGCATTGCCTCGATTACATCCGTATCAATGCCTATCGCGTCGGCGATAAACCAAGCATTGAAGCATCCGAGAATGTACAGGTCGTTTTCCATTTCTTCTTGTTGAATCTTGTCAATTGCATCGGCTTTGATGAAACGGACATTGCCCACTTCAAAATCATCATCGCCTGATTCAATATGACCGATAACATCACGCCAATCCGGCGTACTGTCCAAGTCATTACAGAATTCGATAACTTGCTTTACGGATGAGAATTTCATGATATTTCCTTAAGGATTAAAACTACGTTTTAAAACGATTGTTGGATCAACTGGGGAACAGCTAACAAGATGAATACTACCATCCATAATATTAACGTGTCAACTATTTTCATTACATATCATCCAGTGAAAGGCCAAGATAGGAAAGATCAATCGTGCCGATTGTATCATCGTCATAATCGGCATCTTCGGATACAACCTCATCAATCAACTGGTCAAACGTCAGACTGTTGAGGCGGTCAATTTCTTGTTGGGTCAGACTCATGATAATCCTTTCAGGATTCTAGCAGAAAACAACGATTGCAACATGTTTGCGAAGACTCCAACGAACTGATGACAGGGAGAATTTTACTGTGGTAGGTTTCATGATTACTCGCTCCGCTCGTGTTAAAGTTAAGTTGCTTGAATTGAATTCTACACTACTTCTCAATAAATTGCTTAGCTTCAGTCAAATTTCTAAACCCTGAGAATTCGCCCGTAAGATGCCGAAAAGTTACGGTGTACATTCTGTTTCCTTTGTTGTTTGTAATCCAAGCAAAGGATTCCCCATGCTTGAGTACTTGCCAGTCAATCATGCTTTGCTTGACTACTTTTAGCGGCGAACTCATGTTGTTCTCACTGGTAAAGTTAAGGTGTAACGAGAGTATAAAGGTAATTTAGTACTTAGCAAACACTATATTGTAACAGTATGTAACAGAGTAGCAGACTCTACATGTTCAATAGACGCATACGCGTAGCAAAGACTATGCCAGGATGAACAAAGAGCATAACTCAACAGGTGCAAATAAATTTAGCTTGTCCTATTGCTTTCGATAATTTCAATGGTACAATATGTACGTTCCTTCGCGGCTTAGGCCGGATCAGGAGGAACGATCCTGCTTAACGTTTGTAACGTGTATTATTAAACTGGATTAAGCACAACATATGCCAGTAAATAGATAACCAGAGATAACAATTCAGATAATATTTTGTGCTAATACCTTTGGTATTAGCCACAGGTTATCTATTATCTGAAACATTATATAGATAACATTATCTCAGGTTATCTCGTATTATCTTCGATATTATATAACATTTTGATAATATTATCTAATTATTATCGATAATGTTTTATGCGGGGACAAATTTCGTAGGCCCCTCCCTCACTATTAAGAACTCTTTTTCGAGTCCAAATTCTGGCGTCTTGGACGAAATTATCTGAAATCAGGAATAACAAATAAGGCTATCTCCATTTGTTTGGAGATAGCCTTTAATTATTTAACTATTACATTACATCAACATTGCTTTTATTTCTTCATATGTTTCAATAACATCGTAGTATGGATCATAATCATAACTTGAAATTAGGTAGATTCTGCTGTTGGGCTTTTCATTGACAACACCAAGACCACTATATTTTGCTACCATGTCTTTATTCATGACACTGATAGACTCAATTTGAGAAGTGTTAATAATCGTGGTTCCACCATTTGCCCTATTCACTTCAATAAACTTACTCATAATTATCTCCTTATTTGTTCATATAGCGTGAGCATTACTTACGCTTAAATGGGCTGGAATAATCCCCGCTACTAGCAATTTGTTGTAGGATATTATCTCTAATCTTCCACCAAGTGTTACCACTATTGCTTGAGCCTTTTATAGAAGGAATACCTACATAACTTGGCTTATTGTCAGCATCTTGCTTAGGCTTTGCTTTCTTCTTAGTCATTCTGTGTAGGCTCCATGAAATAGTTAAGATATAAATTGAATACTTATTTCAATGCCACTTTGAGTAGTACCCATTGGAACAATGTTCCTCGAAGCTACCTTCGATGAAGGTGTCTCTATGTTGAGTATACGCTTTCTCAAGAATAATGTCAAGGATGCTATCGAGGTAATCAACATACCTCCCGTCAGGGCGAAGCACTCGCATAATTGTCAACTGCTCAAGGATATCCTCTCCTCCAATTTCAAATGTATCAATGTCGAAATCAGGATATTCTTCTGGATATCCAGGATCGCCGTTGGCGAGATACATCTTAGCAGGTGTTCCCGGATAATATGTTCCAGTGATTGTTGCTGTTACATTACCAAATGCTATGTCAACTTGCATATTCTTCTCCGTAATTAAGGGCTTTCATACTCTCTGGAAAGTGAGTATATAGTACTGATCCAAGTAGTTTTGCAAAATCGTTGGCAATTCCTTGTGCATGAGAATCTTTACGAAGCGCATAGACACGTGCAAAAGCGAGAAGTGACCCAGACCATACCCATTGTGTCATTGCATTAAGGGGCAATACCATGCGTGCTTCCTCTGGGGCTACTCCAGCATCTAGCAAGATATAATACTGCTCAACTGAATACTTTGAAACCTTGCGAATTACTTCTATTGCTTGCGTATCAACCCCTTCATAATCTTCTGTCCACACATAACCCGTATGTTCTTCACTAGAGGCTCCCTGCTTAGCATTCTCAGGTGCCTCATGCACAACACTTGGCAACCAAAGATCAATATCCTCTTTAATATAGCGCCTTGAAATTTCATTGATGACGAGGCCAACAGTATGCTTATGCAATTGCCTAGCAAGGAAAAATGGAACATTAACACGAATACTTAGAAAGCAATGTGCAAATGGAGTCCAATGTGTGTTGGCCTTAGCCAACGCTTCCCAGTTATCTCGTTCATTTGCTGGCAAGCCAGTGGCAAGATAAGATAGAAGTCCCTTATCCCCTTGCGTCAATTCTTGTGACTCATCGTTCCATTTGCTGAAAGAAACTTTTGCACAATTGACGACACGTTTATCACTGCCCATCTTATCAATATACTCAACACTAATTGGCTTAATTTCAATTGTTCTAGTCATTCCTCACTCCAAACAATACTAACAGTAAATTTACCTTGTTGCAGTCCATGTTCGTCTACAGGAACTTCATCAAGCAGTGGATTATAATCTCCAATGAAAGCCTCGTCAATATCCCTGCCTAGATCATACAAAGATTCTCCATCATATTCTTTATTGAAAATTGTAATACTCATTATAGTCCTCCATCGTAACTACGTTCTGCTAACACCTTAATTGTATACTTCGTAAACTCACTATCTGAAGGATACCCAAACCATTCGCATGCAGCAATAATTCCATATTTACGAATAGCGTTCTCCCATACGTCGCTTGGAACGTTCTCTCGCACAGGGGTGTGCGCTAGATCGAGTAATGTGTTCATTTCTTCATCCCCACTAGTCTAAGGTTAATACGTTCCACATTCAAAGCAATAGCTTGCTCCGTAGGAGCATACCCGTTAATGAATGATTTGTCAATTCCACAAAGCAAATCTTCTTCACTAATTTGATTAACATTGTATCCACGCGACTTCCACTCTGAGCATAGTGCCTTGTAACGCTCAGTAACATATCCTAATTTATCAACAAAGAACAGCACATGCCCTTTTCCAAGCACATAGACCTTCGGAGGTTTCTTATGAAGGCTCCACTGATAGGCATTCTTATATTTCTGAGTACCTAAACGAGCAAAGCCAAATACACGAGTGATCTCCTTGATTTCGCCTATGAGATGAAGTCTATATAATGATTCCACTGGCACAGTATTGATCCTAGTGATGATATTCTCCTCAATTGATAACGAAAGACATATGTTGACACAAGTAAGCAACAATGTCAAGCATTTTCCATATTCCTAGCGGAATGCACAAAGCAATGAATAACGCTATTGTATCAGCCATGTCAGCCCTTCTCCACAACCATAACATTAGCAACCCGCTTCTCAGGGAACATCTTCTTCACTTGGGCAATAATTGTAGCATTGTCCAATTGAGATACATCACTATATTGGTGATGTTCTACATGTCCGTCCATAAATTTCACAGCTACATGCTTAGTGTAATTAGGAGGCAATTCTGATGCCTCTATGGCTTGCGTAGCGACCTCTGGTTGCCCTTTGGCAGATATCTGGCTACATAGGTGTTCATTGTCCCTCGTAAGAGCGTCTATGCGCCTTTGTAGGCGCTGAACAACAAACATATCGTACAAGAAGATAGACTCTCCCGGAGCATCTTCTACTCCGTAGGCAATATGCTCACATTTGTCCATATCTGCATTAAGAATACAATGGGCTACAGGCTTTGGATTGTAACTACTCATTAATATTCTCCCAAGTCATAGAAATGTACAACAAACCAGCCATCTTGTACTGTTGAAATATACTTCGCCTCAACAAAAGGGCTATTACAAATCTCTTCGCCTGTGCAATAAGCAACAATTGTACGAGGGACAAGATTGGCGTTAGTGTCAATTTCCGCCCATAGGGAATAATCATCTCCCTGTTTCTGCACACATAGAATCTTAGCTCCTTGCGGTATTTTAATAATCTGTTCTCCACCAGTGTGGAGTTTATATTTATGGATTTCCATTATTCGTCTCCTACAATACGGAAAGCGATAATATCCGAACACAGGCCCACTTTTGAGTCCCAATCAAAGTTTGTTGCAGAGTCAATTAGGGATTGAGGATGGGTACGACCTCTCACCCAAATTTTCACCATAACATTCCCATCCACAGGAGGAACATCAGTAACCCCTTGCCAGAAATGCCACTCCCCAACAGAATAGCCATTGTGTTTATCTTGTTGTGGAACATCAATAATGACCTTCATAATATCGTAAAATGTTTTACAACTGTGTATGGTGCTTTCTTTTCCGTTTGATAACCAAACCTGCTGTCCAGTGCTAAGGCGGACTACTGGCCGGGGTGACTGGTACTTCCATTTAAAATCTTCAATACCAACAACAGTGCGAATCTTCCCATCACGACATTTAACTTTAGTGCCCAATTTAATCAGGCTGCTGTCGTAAGGAACACAATTAGCCAGATATGGCTTGCTGCCTTTTACATGAGGACTCTTGGGATTCGCAGGAGTTCCTTGCTTACGGGGGACAGCATGGAGCCAATCACGTTCAACGATAAGCAGAGAGCCATTAGCAGTTTCGACAAGCAGAGGATGTTGCATTTCTTCAACATTGACAAAAGCTTGTTTGATATGGGCCTTGAAGGTTCCAAACCAAGGATGCTCCACAAGAAACATCACTTTCATGATGTAGCTATAGTTGTTGTAGGTGAGAAATTCCATGTCAAGCTTTTCAGCATTCCGCATAATTGTCTACCTTTCGATAACGGAGTTAGAGAAAGGAATGGTGAAGCCATTCCTGTTTATTCAGTAATTTCAAATTGTTGAATAGCCTTCATTACATCTTCTTTCCTTCAATACAAGCATCTTACATTGTGTTGTCTTGCTTGTCAAGAACTATTTATACAATCAAATCAGCAATCTCACGCGCATAGTTGTAAACTTCAGAGTATCCACTTGAATGTCCCATGTTCCAAGCAATTTCAAACAATTTCTCGCGCTTAGGGTTGTCCTGAATTCCAAGGTCGATGAAGAGGTCTTGCTTGAACATTTGGACAAGGCCAACAGTCTCTTCACGATATGCATTCCATGCGTTAGGATCACTGCTACGAGTGCAATACGGAAGTTTGTGTTCATATTTGGTGTAGTTCATGGCCATCTCCTTACACAATTAACTCAACGATGCTTCAGCATACAACGGGCTACACGTGTAGCCCTCATACGTCAGTGCGTATGCCAGCAGAAGCTCATAGACATGGTGTAGGAAGTCAGCATTGACCTCAACTGTGTTGTTGCTCATCTCAACATCAGAAAAAGCCCCCTGTAGATCACAGGAGGCTTCACAGACGGTTTCAAGAATGTTGCTATGCTGCATATCGTCAGAATAGTTCATGGTTTCCCCTAAGTAATTTGATAACTGCTGATATTTATGTGGAATGTAGCCTGCCCTTGGCTACTTGGAAACTCTCTTTGAGAGTTTCCTTATTCAAAGACCATTGGGTAGGCTACATATATTTCGAATATGTCTTCATACACCGAGAAAGGAAGACAATTCTACCACTTTCTTCTCCAGCATGTCAATACGTTGTAGCAATGTTGTCTGCGAGTGGACTTCTGTATTAGGAAGCAAGGCTTCTTGTGTTGCTGACAATGTTGAATCAATAGCTGGAAGCATGGAACTTCGTTTGTTAATGATGCGAGGAATTACCTTGACACTTTGACGACGGAATCGCCGTGGTTGCATTGACTTGATGCTGTCAAGGAATTCTTGTCCAAACAAATGTGACCTTCCATCTCGGGCATACACTCTGGGTTTGTTCCTCGCAATCAATGCGTAGACATAACTCAGTGAGATTTCCGCTGCTGCGGCGATTTCTTCAACACGATACAACTTTGTAGGGCCAACGCTAGGAATAGTCTGCATATTGGCCGCTTGAGAGTGTTGGGTATGTTCACCATTAACAACATTCTTGACTTCCATATTTTGTGCATTCATGATAGTCTCCTATAAAGTTGGGAAAATTCCCTATGTTTGTTTCCTTGTTGCGTTACGACAATTTCAGAATACACTCTTTGTAAATCGTGTCAAGACATTTGGAGAAACTTTGTTGTAACAGTTTGTGACGTATATAAAAGAGAGAAGCCCCATCCTCGTGAGAGGATAGGGCTTTGGTTATACGATTATCCGCATTTACTGTTGCCACAGTTCATACACTTCTGACAGCCTTCTTCAAACACAACTTTTCCTCCGCACTCAGAGCATTTAACTCCATCAACAGCCTCTCCATCCTTGATGAAGCTAGACAGATACTTGCGAATGGCAAATAGAAAGCTCCCGACAAATACGTCTTGAACACTATCCAGAACAGCAACAACGCTCTTAACTTTAACTCCATGACGCAGGCAAAGAGACGTTGCCCTTGCGATCTTCGATACATTGTTGTCGTTCTCGGCCTTCTGCTCAATGTCCAATACAAATTGCTCTGGAATTCCCTTCTCTCTTGCTAGGGCAAATAGAAGTGAGACAGCATTCTTAGTTGTTGCAGACTTCTCGTTGTGGTTGGTATGCACAAACATTGCTACAGGCTTTGTATTCCCTTCGTCAAGCAATACAGTTACCCACCACTTCTTTCCTTCTGCTCGAAGAACTTTCATGACCGCTGGCAAGCTGTCTGGAAGTTTTACATCGTCAAGAATGATTTCATCTTGCCCTACGTCTCCCTGCTTTGAAGTAAGAACGCCTGCCATTGTCCCTGCTCGATACGAAGTGAATCCCTTAATGTACCCTGTGTTATAGACATCCAGATACAAGTCTTTGAAGTCCTCGAATGAATAGTCATGTGGTATATTCACAGTCTTTGAACAAGCAGAATCGGTGTATTTAGCAAAACCCTTTAAGTCATTGACGTGATCTTGCACAGTCAGGCTAGTTGTCGTTACAGCCCAATCTGCTGACGCATCCCACTCTCCGCGTTGCTTCAGCCAGTGTACAGCATAGTCCTCGCACAATACTTCCTTAGTCAGCCCTCGTGACTTGTCAATCTTATATACAACACCATTTATTTCTGCACGTAGAATAGGCTCATCGTTAATTAGCACTTCCTTGAAGTAATTATTCTCGTACCACTCACCCTCGTACCACTTTGGGCAAATGCCAACAAGTTCTTCTGGCATTGTGTTGACAATTACTGTACGCACATACTCTGCTTCAAACAGAGGTTCAATACCCCCTGATGACAAATTTGCTTTGATTGAAGTGTTACCTGTTGGCTGCTGCGAGAGTAGGCTAGAGTTACGAATTCCTGTAGTACGAAGTTTCTGCATGTACTCAGAACTAAGCCCAATTGAGTTTACGAATACACCTTCAGAATGCTTAACTGGATCACAATACTTGAACATCCCTTTTTCTATAGCAAGATCAATTGATGCTTCATAGGCTGCTTTGGAATAAGTAGTCATCAATTCTTCACGAATGCTTGTTGCCTCGTCTGAGCCAAAGCGTACCTTCATCATAAACAAAGCACTACCCCATCCCATCACACCACAGCCAATGCGTCGTTTATTTCGCATTGAGTCAATGTATTCGGGAAGTGGCGCAGATGAATACTCATTAACATTATCAAGAAACCTTACAAGATACTTCACATACTTTGCTACAGACTCATTATCAATAAAACGATTACCGTTATCTTCCTTTACAAATTGTGTGAGATTAATACTACCCAAGCAGCAGATGCCGCCCGGAGCTAAAGTTTGCTCCAAATGTTATGCTAAAGTTCTTTATCTCTAGCTCTCCTCGTTTCCAAGGAGTATCGGACTATATCTTCAATGTAGCCATTGTCGGGCGCTCGTGGATGGATTATTTGTTTGGATCATCACCATCTAGTCTCTACACTTCCAGAGTTACTTGCTCCATTCACTCTGTTTAGCTCGGTATTACCTTTTAAGGTTTCACCGAATTCACCCAATGATTAACGTGAGGCCAGCTTACCAACCACACGGATTTGTTGCTTTAATTGTTTCTTGGTAGTTAGCCGGGTTAAAGTAATTTGCTCTATCAAGAAATAGCACTCCAGGCTCAGCCCTGTTATAAGTTGATTCAGTAACAAGATTCCACAACATCTTTACAGAGATTGTGTCATGGACAACAATAGGATAGCCCTTTGCTTGCCATGCTTTAATGTTACCGTCCCACTCTGCGTCATAGTTAGGATGGTTTGTACTGGGAAAGATCAAATCCCAACTGTCCAGTTCATGTGTGATTTCAAGAAGTTGTGTTGCAGTCCCTTCCAAACCTCTTTCTAATTCTTTAATCTTATTAACACGTTCCATGAAATCATCAGTGAAGTTCACAGACATATTAAACTTTGTAAGTCGGCCGTGTTGCTGCTTTGCTGTAACAAACTCAATAATATCTGGATGCCAGCAGTCGAGGCAACTCATCATAGCGCCTTTTCTGATCTTCTTCTTTTCTTTTGGGTTATTCGTAGCCTTACCGCTTCCTGCGGTAACAATCTCAGAAGATTTGTCAAACAACTCCATAAACTTAACAGCGCCGGGCGTACTTACGCCAATACCTTTAATGAAGGTGCCACGAGGACGGATATAAGAGAAATTCTCACCCCAACCCCCTTCAGATGCGAGTGTCTTAGATTGCCAAGTAAGACGTTTTAGGATTCCATCTAGGCTATCATTCTTCTCTGTAGGATTTGGCCCAACAAAGCAATTTGCAAGTGTAACATTATCAAACTCTGTTCCAGCATTGCTTGAGATTCGCCCACCCTCTGTAGCCTTGAAGTCCGAGAGAAGATCATAAAACTTCTCTTCCCACTCTGCTTTCAACTCTCCAGTTACCTCAACACTTGCAATTGCCTTAGCCACTCGGCGCAGTGAATCGTCAATTGTTTTGTCTTTGTAATATTTATGTGTGCTTTCCCATACTTCTTCTGAAAAACTATTTGTAAACTGTGTCAATATTCTTCTCCAATCGTTATATATTTTATTCCTGCTGAATACAATGCTTCTTGGCAATTACGACAAGAATACCCAATACCTCTAATTACTGCTGTTGCTCCTTTAACATTTGCTCCACTATCTAATGCAATACACAACGCAGACATTTCTGCATGATACGGCTGATGACAAATTGTCTTACACTTTTCATAGCCTTCATTACCAATTCTAGGGCATACCTGTTGTGGAGTAAAACAACTATTCATTCCAGCATAAGTTGCTCCGTCAGTAAGGATAACCTCACAAGTTACAACTTTCTTTGCACAATGTCCTATCATTCAATAGCATCCTCCAAGAAATAACTCCCGTTGATTACTGCCACATCAACAAATTCCTTCTTCAACATGTATTCTTCATACAACGCATATTTCTTCTCTACTTTATTCTTCAACATCTTTGCAACAATATTTCTCAACCAGCCAAATGGAACATAGCCATACCAGTATGTTCCAAAACATTCATATTCAAGAGCCTCAAGTTTTGTAATCATTCAACATCCTCGTCAGTCTGTCTACTATTACTTACCGGACGAATATCATACAATGCACAACTAGTAACAGTGCAGGCTTCCACTTGTTGTCGCCAATTTCCTCCATTAGAAGGATCATATATGCAATCCTTACAATGTTGATTAACAGCCTGTGCCCTAGAAATGCGTTTCTTCTTCTGTTCCAATGGCCTCACGGCCCATTCTTCAGATGTAGCATTGCTTATTGGTACCAACATATCACTTTCCATTGTTACCCTCCTTAAAAGGTCACTCACAAAGCAAACTACTCATTCCTTATTTACACTCCAACTACTTCCATCGTTGCACTTTACTTGAAATAACTGAGTAAAATCCATAATGCTAAAGAATGTCGGAGCAATGAATTGTTCAACTCCACCCTTGTCTTTGCAACGATCAGTTGCACGCTGAAGTTCCCCGCTTGTAATTGTTGGAGAACATGCAGAAGTGAGCAGTGCAATGGCAATCAAACAAATCTTTTTCATTACTTCTCCTTAAATTAAACGAAGACATCCATTATACCATAACTTCAGCTAGAAAGCAACACATGTTACGTAGTGACAACACTAGAACGCCCTATATTCTGTTAGCAGAATTAAACTAATAGGGGTGTCCCATCCTATATCGTTCTTGACAAACTCATATTCTGCAATAGCCTCTTCTTTGCTATTGTAATAAAAGTTACCATTTGGCAACCTGTAATACCTAATAGTGTTGTCAGTTGAAATATTGGCCCAAATATACACTTCTCGGATAATCAATTCATTCTCCTTATGTAACATTAATTTGCATTATAACATGCACAATGTTAATGTGCAAGATGTTTGTTACTTACCTGAAGCAAGTGCTTCAGCTTTCAATGCTGCATATGAAATACAGTCTTCAGCCGAGTCGGCATGGTATTCAGGCTTCGTCCATTGACGAACATCCTTCAACACTTGCATGAATAGCCAACCTTCTGACTCAGACAATTTTTGTCCAGTAATAATGTTGAATACTTCAACGGTCTTACTCATTGAGCGTTCTTGCCCACAGTCATACTCCTTTCCACGTTCTTGCTGAAGATCAATAGCTCGTTGAAGGAAGTATTCTGAGGTGTAATTTGTTGCAACAGTTTCTTCCTCTACTTCAATGAAGTCTTCGTCGGTTGCTCCTGTAGAGGCTTCCCATAGTCTGTGTTCATTATATTGGTCATTGGCTTCTTCCCAAAAATCTTGACCTTCTTCAGTGTCCTCCCAAACAAAAGCCACAATAATTGAATTATTATAGAGGCTGTTCATCCCAATATTCTTAGCATACTTTTCATCCCATTGTACACGATGCAAGAGACTACGCAATGCAGTTTTCTGCGCTTCATTGAGGTACATATGATTGGATTTCCACAGGGGAAGGTTTTCAATTGGAGTATAGTGTCTCAACTTACCTTCCTGGCATGCCCAGTTCCCATCGTCCCTTACAAAGGCATTATTAGGATTGTTGAAATCAACCCATGCACTATTCTTGTAAATTCCAATAAAACCAACATCATAGTAATCTTCATCACCATAATTAATCTTTGCAACAACAACTAAGTCCCCATCGGAAAATTTACTTTGCAACTCACTCATCTCTATTCCTTTCAATTATGTAATTGTTTATATACAATCAAGTGCACTAGGCAAACCATCGAATAGCTCCTGTTCGCCATATAATTCAGCAATCAGGACAACATCATTATATACTATTTCGTAGTCTTCTGCAAGACAGTCAAAGTAGTCCTTTAGGCTGGTGTATCCTTGTGCCTTGAGAATGTCAAGGGTTTGTTGGCTAATGTTCATTTTGGTTCTCCATGGCAACGTGGGCACCACCATTTACCCGCTGTTGGTTTCCAACGGAATCTACATCTACTACAAGTAGATTGATGTTTCTTGCTCATGATGTTCTCCTTAATTATTCAACATAGACATAATATCCTCACAATTCTGCCATGTCAAGCCAATTCGTTCATTATTTGTAAAGATTGCTGATGTATTCCCTGAAGTATTCAAACTTTGAACTATTCCCATTGAAAGGCTGTCCATTCTTGAAGCATGAAATACCACAATCCATGAGAATAATGTCCTCAGTCAAATTATGTCCATGTTCCTGTCTTGACTTGTGCAACATTGGACGATTGATAATCAAGCAAGTGTAAATTCCGTTGGTAAGAGTCAGCGCACGTTTTGAACTCTCATACTTGTATGTCTTGTGTGATAAGAAGCCACACGACTTAGCCCACTTAATAAACTCTTTGATGTCACTACTTGTACAATTGCTGAATGTGTGGTATTTGATATTCATGTTGCTCTCCTAATCTGATTGCGAATGCAACCACTTTACACTAGCAAATTCCTGTTGTCAACACATTTCCAATAAATATTTCTTCTGTTGTACGCAAATAATTGTTGACTTACTGGAAATGTCATGCTATAATATTTATAGGAGTTGAAGAGAGAGAGGCGATTCTCTTGGATGTATGTTACGTCGTATACTCTAGCATGTCAACAACTTTGTTGCTTGCGATTCACAGGAATTTTTGACCCCTTGTTCGCCTGTGTCTTAGTCTCTGAAATTACCGAGGAGACAAACGCGGAGTTGTTACCTATAGAGTCTTTCGGAGTAGATGTTGTTTGTCTGTTCCACTGCCTAGAGCAGTGTAAGGTAGCTAGGAGAGCGTGGTAAGGTGGGATGCTTATCGTAAGATACCCATTAAATCTCCTGTGTCATTGGTACTTGCAAAGCACAATGATAGCTAGATGCCGAGAGGAATAATCTCTGTCAGCTTGCGCTCCCTGATAACCACTACAATCATTTATTTGACTCTGTGGGTAAGGGGAGTTGCGAGCTAAAACCTCAAGGAATAGGTATAACTATATGATATATATACATATAATATGTATATAGCCTGCCCTAAGGCACCTTGTCTACGGTATGATGATGTTTTATGTGGAGAGTCCATGAGAAATGCTATAGAAATGATTGGGAGTACGTTTGGCAGCCTGACAGTTGTTGGAAGACATGGAAGTGACAGGCATGGGCAAGCCCTGTGGGAGTGTTTATGTTCCTGTGGCAACAAAACTGTTGTGTTGGGCGGTCACTTACGGTCTGGCACAACAAAAACCTGCGGAATTGGTGTATGCTCATCAAGTTATAAACATGGTCATCATAGTCATCCGTTGTATGCCACATGGGCAGGAATGAAGAGTCGAGTGTTTAATGAAAACTGTAAAGAATACAAAAACTACGGAGGGAGGGGCATTAAGATTTGCGACAGATGGTTAGTCTTGGATAACTTCATAGAGGACATGTACCCTTCTTACATTGAAGGATTATCCCTAGATCGTATTCATGTAAATGGTAACTATTGTAAAGAGAATTGCCGCTGGGAGACAGAAAGCACGCAACAGCATGTTAAAAGAAAAAAGAAAGGCTGTTCTTCTCAGTATATTGGCGTACATTTCGACAAAGCTGCTGGAAAATTCAGGGCGAATATAACACATCTCCACGAGAGGCACCAACTTGGGTGTTTCACAAACGAACTAGAAGCTGCAACAGCCTACGACAATCTTTCTGAGGAGTTGTATGGAGATAGACCTAACTCTACCAATAAGTAGACAACACCCCTGCTACAGAGAACGAATAAAATAATCATCTAGCACAGACATACAATTTAATGTTATACACATAAAGGGCTTCCTCTAACGAGGAGGCTCTATTCCTGTTTGCTAAAGAGCCATCTGTTGTAAAAATACAACACATTCTACATTGTGTGAAATATGTGTTGTATTTTTTTACTAATCATGCAACAATGATGCTTAGACATTAATTAAGGAGAACAGAAATGAGCCTTGACGTAGAAATCTCTGGTGGAAATGGTGAATATTACGAAGCAAATATTACGCATAATCTCAATAAGATGGCGGATGCAGCAGGAATTTATTACCAATTGTGGCGTCCTGATGAGATTGGTATCACTAAGGCAGGACAACTTATTGAGCCTCTGAGCAAAGGGCTTACAGACATGGCGCTACGTGCAGACCATTACAAGCAGTTTGACAGCCCTAACGGATGGGGACTATATAAGCACTTCATTCCTTGGATTATCGACTACCTTGCTGCGTGCAAGCGCAATCCAGAAGGCGACATTTCTGTTTCACGATAAGGAGAAGAACATGATTGTTGATGATAAACTGATTGACCTAACAATTGAATTGTTGCTGGAGGCTTCTTACACTGAACACAATAGGCTCCCGCTTTCTGATGAGTTGTATGGTGCAATGCTTATGCTAAAAGATGCAAAGAAGTCTAATGAAGAGGCTTAAAGAATACCAGCTTGGCCCTTATTGCAGTTTCTGTCCTTCCAAGACTATTCGTGCAACATTTAAGTCAAGAGGATTCAGTAGTGTCAAGTATTGTTGCGATGAACACAGAAAGTTGTTGACAGAATATGAGCAAAAGATGTATGGTGTTGAGGATTACTATACAGAAGCAGATTACCAAACATGGTTTAAACTTTAAGGAGAACAACATGGACAATTGCCCTGAATGTGGAAGGATGACTTCCGATGGACTTGCTAAATCTGCTGAAAAATACAAGTCTCGCCCTATCTTCGGAACTGATTTGAGCAAGAAAAAGAGTGAAGTTGTTACAGAAGCTCGAAACAGGATTGAATCCGCTCGTGGTGTTCTTGATGACTTTCAATTCGCGTATCCACAATGGAAAGAACGTGTGCGCCATGTTGAAGGGCTACTCACTTGCGGGCTTGTTGCATTGTACAATGCCATTGAAGAACTTGAGAAGTATGAGAAAGGAGAATTCAAGTGAATGTTTCAGAAGATGTATATAGTAGACTCCTCCAAACAAGCATCAACATGCAACGTAAAATTGCCACAATGAAACAACACATGAAAGTGCTTGCTGTATTCTCAGTAGACATGTTGTTGCAAAGCAGTAGCCAACTCTATGCAGATTATCCAGAAGTTGTAGAATGGGCTAGTGAAAACTCTGATATAATCCAAGAGGGAAATGAAGTGCAGAAGGCTCTTAATTATGTTGTATCTTTGGAGAACAAGTGATGAAATGGCTTATTATTCTCCCTCTACATATTATTGTTAATGTGATAGCCTATCTGTTTGCTTGGCTATTTGCATTCTACACAAAGTATGGGCATGGCCCAATTGACAATGGTAATTCAGAAGGCTATGGCCCAAGGCTACCTAATTGGCTATCTTGGTTTCAAACTGTAGATAATTCCCTATATGGGGATAGAGCATGGCAAGACATGCAGGAAGGCCATTGGTCTTGGCGAACTAAGTTGTATGGCTACCCTACTATCCAATCTTACTTCGGAAGGCTTGGGTGGCTTCTACGTAACCCTGGGCAGGGCTTTGAGAGGACATCCTATGTTGTTGCCAACATTCAGACAGATGCTGTTGTTAGAACCTATGGCAATCCCTTTATTAAGGATAAGCCAAATGGTGTACATGGTTATTGTGTAACAATCATTGACAACTACTGGGGCTTCTATGCTATAATTCCATTGTGGAAAGGACGATGCATGAAAGTGAAACTTGGCTGGAATCTTAAGACATATTCAGAGAACACATACAAAGTATTAACTAATCCAACAGCACCATTTGTTTTAACTGTATCATTTCCATCTTTTGTTGCATAAATTCTATAAAGGGAATAACACATGAATAATATTAGCAAGAAGGTTTTTATTGAGAATGCTACAGGTAAGCGTTTCTTTGTTATTAATAAGGCTGAAGACAAGTCATGGGGCGAGGTGTACTCTCCCTATGTTATTATTTATACAAGCCTCGGAGTAGACACTGAACAGTGGTATTCAATGAATGCCTACTACTTCTACCAAGACTTCGTAGAAGTAGTAGGCGACGACTTCACTGAGGCTGAATAATATGGAAACTAATAAGCCTACTGTCCGGTATAACCCCAGTGGTGTTGTCTATATTAAAGTGGGAGAGGTGGCAACAGTTAACGCTATAGATCACCCAAGCTTTAGTTATGGACAATTACTTTGGACATCTTATGTTATTAACTATGACGAGGATTCTGGGGTATTTGAAACATGGAATATAGTTTATGTACCTGCTAAAGTGGAGAATTGAAATATGAAAGTTATTGGAATTCAAGACCGAGATAATTACTTGGCTATTATCAGCCATACAGAACTTGAAAAGTCCGCCAACCTCTATTATGGCAATATGAAGAGACTTGAGGTTGGGGATACTGTTGACCTTGGGCAAGGATATAACTTCTCTAGTAAAATTGAGGGTGTCTGTAAAGATATGCTTGATGCGATGAAATCTTTCGAGGCAGCGAAAGCAACACTTATGGCATTTGCTGTAATGGTAGCAGAAAGCAAAGTGGAACAACAATGAGTGTATGTAAATATTGCGAAAGGCCACTTAATGTCGATTTTGAAGATATTGGTATCTGCTCAAAGTGTTTAGATGCTGGAGATAATGATCTTAATGCAGAAGATGATATTCATTATAATAACATGTGGGATTTTAAAGTAGAGGATGATTATTAATGGAAGATTATAAAGACGAACAGTTGTGGCTTATGTATGGTGATTGCTTGGAGAGAATGAAGAAGATTCCAGATAATAAAGTAGATATGATTTTGTGTGATCTTCCTTATGGGACTACTTCTTGTAAATGGGACAGTGTTATTCCTTTTGAACCATTGTGGGAACAGTATAATCGTATCTCTAAGCCCAACACAATTATTGCTTTATTTGGTCAAGAACCATTCTCATCTTTTATGAGAATGTCTAATATTGACAACTATAAGTATGATTGGGTTTGGGACAAGGTAAAGCCCGGTGCCTTCGCTATTGCAAAATATAGACCACTAGGACAGCACGAATTAATTAGTATTTTCTGCCGTGGAAAAGCAAACTATAAGCCAATCATGGTCAAGCGGGGGATAGTGAAGAAGTCAAAAATATATGCAAGCAGTGATTCTGCTTCTGTTAAATATAATGATGGAGTAGAACGACAATACAGTGAACTCTACCCAAAAACTATACTTACTTACTCTAACGCATCACAAAAAGACAAAGTACATCCGACCCAGAAGCCAATACCCCTTGCGGAGTACCTTATTAAGACATACACTGACGAAGGAGAAATTGTGCTAGATAATACATTTGGTTCCTGTACAACAGGTGTGGCCTGTATTAACACGGGACGTAAATTTATTGGTATCGAAATGGACGAGAACTATTACAATATTGGTAAAGAACGTGTTCTAGCACAGAAGGCGAATCATGGTGTAATTATTGACGTTGCTTAAAGTAATTGCCTTTGTGTGCCTATTGTTATTTCCTTCTAAGATTTCACATAAGCATATGAAGGCATCCTTAAAACAAGCGTATTGCCTCGCTACAGCGATTTATAGGGAAAGCCTAAGCGAGGGTATCAATGGAAGGCTTGGAGTCGCTTCCGTAGCGTTAAAACGTGCTTCTTTAGACATTGCTGGGCATTCTGTAGACGTATGTAGCGTAATATCTAAGCGAGGACAATTTCCTTGGTGGAATAAAAATCCTTACGTCTTGACAAAAGACGAATTAGGTGATATTCTATATGATGCCCATATTATTTTAGAGCAGTATAAAGATGGGACATTTGTCGATGTGACAAATAATTCCACCCACTTTGTTACAAAGGGAACACACAATTATTGGACGCAGAAATTCAGACACACTGTTACAATTGGGAATTTAGAATTCTATAGGGAGAGATAATATTGAAAATTGGGAAGAATCCCTGTCCTAAGTGCAGGGAAAAGGGGCATGATGAAAAAGGAGATAACTTCTATTACTACGGGGATGGTTTAGGAGGGTATTGCTTCGCATGTTCTCATACGATTTTATCTGACGAGCAGAAGGAGGCCAGAAATATTGATACAATTGAAGAGGAGGAAGAAGTGTCGACACGAGAACGTATTACAGACGAAGAGAATGCTAAAATTAAATCCTACACTGGAACTGATGGAAAAGGATTTCGAGGAATTCGTAAAGATATTAATCAATTCTTTGGTGTTCGTTATCAGTATGATGAAGAAACCGGAGAGCCAATTAAAGAGTACGTCCCAACAACAATTGATTCAGAGCTTGTAGGCTATAAGACGCGCCTATTCCCGAAGGACTTCTCACAGCCAGTTGGCGTTGTCGGAAAGGACTGTGACCTTGTTGGTCAATTTCGATTTAAGAATAACAATCATACTTGCTTAATCGTTGGTGGAGAAATTAAGCAACGCGCAGCATACCAAATGCTCGTTGATGACCAAAAGCGTAGGGGCAAGGAGGACTATGAGTCTATTGCTGTTGTTTCCCCAACTATTGGCGAGTCTGGTGCCTGGAAACAAATTCAGAAGCAATATTCTTGGTTGTCACAATTTAAAAAAATTGTAGTTGCGATGGACTCGGATGATGCAGGACAACTTGCAAACGAAGCAATCTGCAAGATTCTTCCTAAAGGTAAGTCATTTATCATGAAGATGTCCTTCAACGATGCGGACGAGTATATCAAGCATGGAAAAGAACAATCTTTTATCAATGACTTCTGGAAAGCAAAGCAATGGACTCCTTCTGGTATTGTGGACAGCGACCAAATCTATAGTGAAATCAAGGAACGTGCAAAAGTTGATAAACTCCCATTCCCACCAATGATGGAAGGTGTTAATAAAGCCCTAGCAGGGGGCGTGAACTACGGATATATTTGTAACATTCTTGCCGGAAGTGGATCAGGCAAGACCTCTGCAATCAATCAGTGTATTGCATATTGGATGATTGACCTTGATCTTAATATTGCTGTGCTGTCTCTTGAGGCTGAAGCAGCGGAGTTTGGTGAAAATCTTCTATCGCACTACATGGGTAAGAAGATTGCACTAATTAAAGACAAAGAAGAAAGAATTGCTTTTGTAGGAAGTAAGGAAGCAGAAGATGCAGCCAACACATTGTTCAAGCGGGAAGATGGTACAAGCCGCCTATATCTACTTGATGATCGTGGGGACTACTCTCAGCTTCAAGAAAAAGTCGAAGAGATGATTATTGCTTGCAACTGTAAAGTAATCTGTATTGATGTTTTATCCGATGTGTTTGCAGGGAAGACCATTGAGGAAGTAGATAAGTGGATGGCGTGGGAAAAGAAGATTGTGAAGCAATACGGTGTAATTATTATTAACATCTCTCATGTTAGAAAGTCTGGTAGTGGAGAGAAGGCTGCTTCGCAAGGTGCATTTCTTACGGAAGAAAGTATTATCGGATCAGGGACACAGTATCGTAGTGCAGGCGTTAATATTGCTCTACAACGTGATAAAAATAATCCAGACGAGATGATTAAGAATACTACGAGTGTTCATGTGCTAAAGTCGCGCTCGACTGGATGGACAGGGCTTGCTTGCGAAATGTACTATGATTCTGCTACTCATACATTGTGGGATAAAGTAGAGTATATGTCGACACATGGACCAAGAGACTTCTAGCATGCCTACAAAGGAATTGCTTCAGCAAATTTACAACAAGCTCCACAATGTCTATTGTGTTCCTACCTCAATATCATACATGAAGGAGTTAAAATTAATGATTGATAATACACAACGAGAAAGATGTCACACATTTGATAACGGGATGAATATTCCTGATTGTTATAAATTTAAACTTACCGATGATGAGAGGGCAGAAATTTATAGGCAGTACAAAGAGGTAGTTGACAACGCTAATCAGGGTACAGAGCATAAGATTGGATGTATCGTAATGCCAGAACAAATTAGTTGACAACACTCCAACTTCTTGATAGAATGCATCCACACTAACGAACACAAGGAGAAGATCATGCTTGAGAAAATGTTTAATGTGTGGGATCAACATTTCCACTACGAAATTGGCTCAGATTGTGATGGGCTTGATATGCTTGAAATTCGCTATTACGATGGACAAGACACAAAGTCCTCTTTAAGAGTCTCATTCACAAAGGAACATGCCAAATTGATTGCTAAAGCACTTCTTGAACTTGCTGAGGAGAATACAAATGACTAAGCATAAATATGCAAAAGGCACGCAAGCAATGCTCGATACAGCAAAGGATGATGCAACTAAGTTGCCATTTGACACTGTCTTTATTTACTTTGATGAAGAAGTTGTTCGTGAGGAATATCCTGCATGGGACGACAACTTCAGTGTAAATTTCGTTCTTGCAGAGGGTGGCTTAGATATTCCAATGCTTTCCTCAGAAGACTTGCTTCCAGCAAAGAAGCCAAAGCAAAAGAAGGACAAGCCTTTGGCTTGGCAGAATGGGACACAAGCACAGTTAGATAATGCCAAAGATGATGCACGTAAGATTCCTAAGAAGACATATTTTATGTCTAAATACGGAGACACCGACGGAACAAAAGTCTATCGTGTTGACAATGAATACAACTCAGCAGATGAAGTAATGATGTCAAATGCAAACTTTGAATGTGATTTTCATGCAGCCTTTGATCTGGAGCCTATCAATGAAAACTAATCAACCTATCGGAACATACCACATCATTCCACAACGTAGCCCTGTTCCTACTTGGGTAACTACCATGGTGTATGGGTTCTGTGCAGGATTTATTGCAGGATACCTCATGAAGATACTCGCTTCCGTGGGATGCTCGTAATATGGAAGATACAACAATGTACCTATTCTGCGCAATGTGTGGTAGCCTTGATAATAACGGCTATGAAATTTGTGAGCATTGTGAAGAAATGCTTGTTGCGGAGCAAACATATGTTGATCCACAATATCTGAATGCTGTAGATTATTGTGACTGTTGTGGGAATTCATAATAGGAGAATAATATGCTTACGAGTGAAATGATTAAGGCAACAGGTGTTTCTACATTGGCGTATTCTCTTATTGAGAATGTATCAGTGGCAGCATATAAGAACGCAGTAAAGTTATGCCCACTTGGGAAATTTCAAACAGACAGTGTTGCAATTGCTCAATACATTGCCCAATTGGAGAAAGAAAATGCAACGTACAAAAACTCCACGACATAAATTGTTGAATGACATGCTAAAGCAATGTAAGAATGAGAAGCATGGAGATAAACATGGCAAGCATGTTTGTAGGGCTAAGGCTGATGTTCAATGTAAGAAGTATTTGAAGGAGGAATTGTATGAACAATAAGATGAAGGAGATTGATGCTGAGTTCAGGCAAATGGACTTCTACGCTGAAGCAAATTTGAATGCTCACGATAGACTTCATTATTTGACGTATAAACAAGAACTGCTCAATAGTGATGAATCTTTGGACGATATTCTATTGATACTTCATGGATACATTTGGAATACAATTGAGTGCTATTGGGAGGAAGAGGATGAACAATAACATTCGTATTGAATATCGTGCATCTCTTAATTAAAGGGAAATTAAATGAAAACTTTTGAGTTTGAAGTTTCTGATGAAGATAGACTAAGTATTAATTTCAGTAGAGATTATGAACATTTTGCATACGGCGTATTCGATACAAGTTACGAGCAGTATGTTACAAAGAATTATTGTGAAACAGTTGATAGGATTGCAAGGGAGAATCACAACCTTAAACAGGAGGTTATTGGTCTATCAATAAGTGTGAATCAATACAGTGAAATTGTTGATATGAAGAATAAGGAAATTGAGTGGTATAGGGCGAATGCTCCTATTAAGTATCATGAACTTTAATAAGGAATAGCCATGTCAAACCAAACGTTGTATTCAGATTACATGAAGCAACATAATGTACCGACTGAGGATGTTGAGTATAGTTGTCGCATTCATCGGGAAGCAAAGTTGTACGCCAAGGAATATTGTGTTAGTTGGTGGAATGACATGGCAAAGGAAACAGGTTGGATATTGCTTCCACCTGATCTTGCAAAGATTGTGATTGAGGATGTTATTGAAGGGTGTAATACTCCTGATGAATGGTTTGAGGAGTATTACGATAAAATGAAGTACATCAACTTTGTAACAGCAAGACTCATAGGAAAAGGTTTGCTATCTGTAACAGATGCGTACCAAAAGATGTATAATATGAAGGATTGAATTCATACTGAGGAGGTGTTGTGGAAGATAAGAAATATATCGAGGGGCATTGGGTATATGGAAGCTAAAGATTATAACAATATTGTTTGGTCTGATTATTTTGAATATTCTGAGGATAGTCCTAGTGGAGTTGTTTGGAAAATTCCCAGGCAATACTTTGGCTATCTAAAATATGATAGAATAGGAACTCCTGTTGGAAGCATTTCAGTTTCAAGAAACACCTCATACTATGCTGTAGGGATTTCTTTTGGATCATTTCAAGTACATCGAATTATTTGGTGTTTACTACATGGATCAGTAGACAAAAATTACGATATTGACCACATTGACGGTAACGGATTAAATAACAAAATAGAAAATCTAAGATGTGTTCCAAAGAGTATCAATAGCAGAAATGTTCCTCTCCGAATTGATAATCAGAGCGGACATTGTGGTGTAACATATCAAACTGCTGAAAACGGAATTGGTGGGTATCGCGCTTGTGTTGTAGATTTGAATGGAAAGAAACATAGGAAATACTTTTCAGACGGAAAATATCCAAACTCATTAGAATCCGCTGTATCATGGAGAATATCTAAACTGGAGGAATTGAACAATGCAGGATACACTGAAAGACACGGAACGTAATTGGATGGAAGGCGATTGGATTATGGATATTGAAACTTATCCAAATATTTTTACATTCTGTGTTGTTTATTCCAGTGGTAAAGGCATGCGAGTTTTTGAAATAAGTGATAGAAAAAATGAAATTGAACAATTTATTGACTTCTTGCGTAAAGTAAAGAAGGCAAATCATCGTCTTGTTGGATTTAATAACATTGGATTTGACTACCCCGTTATTCACCATATCATAGAGTGTTATAAGATCGGAAAACTTCTTACCGCAGAAGAAATTTATAACCACGCAATGAAAATCATTGAATCCAATCGTGGAGAACGCTTTGGTATTACAATTAAATCAAATGAAGTGATTATCCCGCAGATTGATCTTTACAAGATTCACCATTTCGATAATAAAGCTCGCTCTACTTCTTTGAAAATGCTTGAGTTCAACATGCGCTCAAATAACATTGAAGACTTGCCATTTCCAGTAGGAAAGATTCTCACAGAAGATGAGATGGATGTTCTTATCACATACAACAAGCACGACGTTTCACAGACTAGGAAGTTTTATCAAGCGTCAATTGGGGCTATTGAATTCCGCAATGAACTTACGAAGAAATATGGATTTGACTGTACTAATTATAACGATACCAAGATCGGTAAAGAATACTTTATCAATAGTCTTGAGAAGGCAAATCCAGGATGTTGCTACACCAAAACAAAGTATGGACGGAAGGTAAAGCAGACAAAGCGTGCTGAAGTTGTTATTGGAAACATTATTTTTCCATATGTGTCGTTTGATCGTCCTGAGTTTCAGGCAGTGCTTGATTGGTTTAAGTCCCAAATTATTACAGAAACTAAAGGTGTGTTCTCTGACATTCGTGAATGTGATCTTGGAGATGTTGCGAAATATTCAGAGATGGTTGTAAAGCGTAAAAAGTTTCAAGGCATTCCATCTGTTGTCGATGTAAGCAAACTGAAGGCAGAAAATCCCCTCATGTGGATTGAGGAAAAGCAATTGGTTAGCCCGAAGGGTGCTAAAAGTTATTGGATGCACTATAATCTTGCTGAGAATCTGAACGTTGTCATTGATGGATTTCGCTTTGATTTTGGTACTGGTGGCATTCATGGTAGTATTGCAAGTCAAACAGTGAAGTCTGATAATGAATTTGTAATTATTGATGCTGATGTCACATCAATGTATCCAAACATTGCTATTGCAAATGAAGTGTATCCAGAACATCTTGGAAAGACGTTTTGTAAAATTTATTCATTCGTGTTTGAGGAACGCAAACGATACCCCAAGGGCAGCGCAGAAAACGCCGTGATGAAGCTTGCACTCAATGGGGTGTATGGTGACTCCAATAATGAGTTTAGTCCTCTCTACGACCCACAATACACGATGGCAGTCACTATCAATGGGCAGTTGTCGCTATGTATGTTGGCAGAGAAACTTATCACAATTGAAGGGTGTTCGATTATTCAGTGCAATACAGATGGTGTAACTGTTAAGATTCCTCGTAATCAAAAACCGCTGTATGATGAAATTTGTAATGAATGGCAGGAGATTGTTGGCCTTGATCTGGAGTATGCTGAATATGACGCGATGTATATCCGCGACGTAAATTCGTACATAGCCGTGTATACAGATGGAGATACAAAGAACAAAGGCGCTTACGAATATAAAGAACTTGGTTGGCACAAAAACCACTCATCTCTTGTAATCCCAATGGCAGCAGAACACGAAATTCTTGGTCGAGGAACGGCTGAAGAGTTTATTCTTGCTCACGATAATATGTGGGATTTTATGCTCCGCACAAAAGTAGATCGCAAAAGTCGTCTTGTGTTGGTCATGGAAGACGGTTCAGAGATTCAACAGCAAAATATTTGTCGTTACTATCCCTCTACGAAAGGGGGAAAACTGGTAAAGATCATGCCACCACTACCTGATAAAGAAGATCAATCAGAACGTAGACTTAGCATTGAAGCAGAGTGGAATGTAGTTCCGTGTAATGACATTAATGAATTCAATTGGGATATTAATTACGACTATTATTATGCGGAAGCAAGAAAGTTAATTGACCCGTTGAAAGGAGGAATTGTTGAACAATGAAACACTCCGAAATTAAAACTCCAACTCCAGATAATTTCCCATATCAACTCCCAGATGGAAATTGGATTCAACAAATTGTAAATGCAACACTCGTCGATAAAGGGCCATATTTTTTACACCCGGAAGGTTCACCATATCTGGGATTATCACTAAGTGACCAGTGTGAACTAGCCAAAATTAGGCGACCAGTTGGCAAGATGCCTAAATGGAAAACTAGTCAAATGAGAGTTGCAACGAAACAAGATTACGAGAAATTATTGCTCGCATGTACAGAGGCATTGGTCAATGCGTGGTATGATACATCTCAACGTCTCGACTATGTTAACATATACGTTAAGTTGCCATTTAACTTTAGGTCATATTGGGATAAGAGTTTGCCTAGGGCATTTATTCTAGGTTACGATGACTGGAATATTGTTGCCTCGTGGAGAGTGAATAAAATTTTAGACTGGTTACACTCTAAAGGACACTCTCAATATTCATCTTCTGAGTTGAGGAAAAGCATATGGGCAATCCTGCTTGAACAAGACAAGATGGAGCTTTACTATTCTGTTGCATCTCAACAGAGTATTATTGAGTTGTACTCTGACATCATTGAAAGCAATAGTGACAAGAAGATGAATAGAAGTTTGCATGGAAGAAATAAGCAGAAAGTTGTTGACAATTCTGTTGAAGTATGAAATAATGATGCTTTCGTGTAGTACATAATTTATTAACAACAGTAAGGAGAAAGAACTATGAGTTTTAAGCCAATCCAACAGAACCATAGCAGCAACGGTGCTGCTCAATTTGAACAACGTAATTATCCTACACCGAAGGCAGGTAGCCGACCTGCGAGGATTTCGCTAATCGTAGACTTGGGCATCCAAGAGCGTGAGGACTTTGAAGATAAGGCTACTGGTGAAGTTAAACCTCAGAAACCTGTTCAACAAGTAGTTGTCTTTGCTGATCTTGTCAATGATGTAGTTGATTATGGCGATGCAATTGGCAAGATGCCCTATCGTCTATGTCTTAACAAGACTTTCCAAGGCGAAACTCAAGGCGTAAACTTTACGGCTGTTCCCCCTCGTGATGCTGATGGTAATCAGATTCAAGGTAAGGCATGGGGCTTTCATCCACAAAACTTGCTTACTAAGATTGCCAAGGCTATTCAGAAGCCTGAAGTAATTGAGAGCATGGATATTGAGGAATTCTTGAATGAGGCTCTTATGGCGCAAGTTGAAGTCAAGAAGACCGAGAGCAAGGATAAGAAGGATGATGACGGTAATCCTGTAGTCTACACCAATGTCAATTATCGTGGAGCCTCTGAAGTTCCGATGGTAGAGGATGATGAGGGCAATGAGGCTCCAATGAAGATTAAACAATTGGCTACTCCTGCAATGATTATTAGCTTTGACGATGCTAAGCCTGAGCAGATTAAATTCTTGCGTAAGAATCTTATTGCTAAGATTAAGTTGGCTAAGAACTATGCTGGATCAAAGATGGAGGCAGCAATTCAGGCATTTGAGAAGCAACAGAGTGCCTCACAAGGGGCTTCTGAGGGGCAAGGAGAGGCTAAGAAGGATGAGGGTAAGCCTTCGGCTAAGGAAGCCCCGAAGAAGGCTGCTAAGAAGCCCGTAACGCCACCCGTTGAGGATGATATTGACGACTCAGAATGTCCATTTTGATGTAAACTAATAAAGCCCTACTCTGTTTGGAGTAGGGCTAAAGGAGACTCTATGGAGACAGACCTTTGTGTGATTGATGGAGATGTCTTGGCCTTTAGGGCATCAGCAGCGAATGAGAAACGAACGGTCATTGCAACACACATCAAGAGTGGTAAAGAATGCACATTTAATAACCGGACAGAGTTGAAAGAATTTGTAATTGAGAAGAAAGGAAAATACAATCCGCTGGATTACTCTGTAAAAGATGTTCAAACTCCTACGAGTATTGCATTTGTTAACCACTCAATGAAGACAACCATTAAATCTATTTGCGATTTTTGCGGAACAGGAAATTATCATATTGTTGTCGGAGGAGAGGGTAATTTCCGAGATGAACTAGAATTGCCCACTAAGTATAAAAATAACAGAATTGGAACAATCAGGCCAATGCTGCTTGCAGATGCTAAAGAATATCTGGTTGATAAATGTGGTGCAGAAGTTGCTAATGGGGCCGAATCGGACGATGTTCTAACATACTATCAATATGAAGGTTATCAAAAGAAAAAGAAAGTTGTATTATGTACAAATGATAAAGATGCCCGTTCGCACCCTGGCTATCTTTACAACTGGACAGAGGAAGGTGCTGAGATTGTTAAGGTATCCGGGCTAGGTTATTTGTACGAAAGGAAGACTGACATTAAGGGTTATGGCCGTAAATTCAGTTATTTGCAAATGCTAACTGGAGATGCTGTTGACGGATTCAAGCCAACTCAGTTGTGCGGAATTAAGTTCGGGGATAAGGGTGCTTTCAAATTACTTAACGAGTTAAAGACTGATCTTGAATGTTGGAAAGTTCTTGTTGAGCAATACAAAACATGGTATCCTACTGATACGACGTATGTTGCTTGGAATGGTAATACTTACACTAAGAGTTGGCTTGAGATTATGCAAATGTATGTTGATTGTGTGCATATGCAACGTTGGCCCAATGACAGGCTTGTTGTATCAACAGTATTAGACAAACTTGGCATTAATTACTAAAGGAGATTATAATGTGCAATATACTTCCAAATAATAACAGGATTGTTGCGTCGTTTTCATGTGGCGCAGCAAGCGCCGTGGCTACAAAAATGGCAGTAGAAAAATATGGTGACAGAGTTATTGTGATTTACTGCGATACACTAAAGTATGAACATCCTGATAATCTTCGTTTCATGAAAGATGTTGAGAAATGGATAGGAAAGGACATTACTTTGTTGTCTAGTGAGAAATATACTGACATATTCGATGTGTTTAATAAAACTGGCTGGTTAGTCGGCCGCGCAGGTGCACGCTGCACAACAGAGTTAAAGAAAAACGTTGCAAAAAAATTTAGGAATCCCGGCGATATTAATATCATGGGGCTTACCGCAGATGAAGGACATCGAATTGATAGGTTTGAGGATCAAAACCCCGAGATAGGTGTGGAGTGGATTCTACGTGACAGCGCTATTACCAAATCGGATTGCTATAAGATACTCACTCAGGCAGGGATACGTCTTCCAAAAATGTACGAGTTAGGTTACAACAATAACAACTGCATTGGGTGTGTAAAGGGGTCTATGGGGTACTGGAATAAAATTAGAATTGACTTTCCTTTAGCATTTAAGAGAATGGCGCAGCAGGAAAGAAAGATGGGTGTTGCTATTAACAAGTCCTTTGTCGGGGGGACACGGAGAAGTATATTTCTTGATGAACTAGACCCCAACGCTGGCAGGGATGTCCCTCTGCCAGATATTGAGTGCGGGGTAATGTGTATTAAAAATGAAGTAGAATACGACACTATTTCAATATACGATAATGTCTGATTAAAGGAGAACCGATGACTACAAAATGTAGTTCTTATCAACGAGGAGAGTACCACTGCAAGGACGGCCACGTTCAAACTGCTGCATGTGCAGGGGTTACTTTAGAGAGTATTGTTCCCACCTGTTGTAATGAAATACTTTGTGGGAGGCTCTATGAGCATAACGGAGGAAAACCCTCTGAAAAATTCGTAGATAATAAGGAAGTTAAATGACTACAAACCCTAAAGATATTTGCGGAGGAAAGAAAGTAGGCGTTCATGTTGTCCCTCCAAATGTTATTACATCAATGGCATTAGCCCTTACCGAAGGTAAGCTTAAATATGGGCTTTCAAATTGGAGACGACATTCAATTCATTATTCAGCCTATTACGATGCTGTAATGCGCCATATGTTTTCTTTCTGGAATGGAGAAGATATCGACGTAGATAGTGGGCTTCATCATGTTGTCAAAGCAATGGCAACATTGGCTGTTCTTGTTGATGCTATGCACAATAGTAAGGTAATTGATGACCGTCCTGTTGCAATCAATGACCCTGATTGGATGAATAAAATGAACATTGCACATAATGAGCTTGTTGAACGTGTTAATGCTAAGATGAAGGAGAATAAATAATGATTGATCTACTCCTAACAGTTGTTCTTTGCTTGCTCGTTCCAGTAACTATGGCTGTATTTATATTTGTCGTCTACACATGCTACAATAGAGACAATAAAGGAAAGCCATGACGTTTGCTGTTCCAGCGTGGATACTATGGCTAGGAATGAGCAATCTTGCTATTGCCTTTATCGAGTATACTTATCGAGCGGGTAACTACCAAACGTTCATCTCTGCCCTGCCGTATATCATTATCCCCATTCTAATCGGTCAATTAGGTCTTTTTAATGGGTTTGCTAAGGCAGACAACCTAATGCTTGCTGGGGCACTATTTAGCCTTATCAACATTGTTTTCAGAATTGGTGTGACATACTACCTAGGAGAAGAACTTAATTTAGTGAACTGGCTTGGGGTAGTGTTACTTATCGGAAGCGTTATTTTGTTAAAGGTGAAAATATGAATGAAAAGTTGAAGATTGTGGAAGATGTTTACGCTGACAGTTGTTTCTCTGGCTGTTACATCCTAAGTGATTTCATCACTGTTGCAAATCGTCTAATCGAAATGTATGGAGATGTTAATGTTCGCCTTGATGCTGGATATAACAGTGTCGAAACAATTCTTGAGATTGAACGAGAAGAAACAAATGAAGAATTTGCACGAAGAACTACTAGAGAAGAAATGAATAAAATTACTCGTAGGAAGACATATGAGAAATTAAAGAAGGAGTTTGAATAATGAGTGACTACAAACGTGCCCCAACAACTTACGAAGTATGGAAGGCTATTAAAGCAGCACACACAGAACTAACAGTGTTTGGTAGTTATAGTGCTCCTGATGGCGACTATTTTGGTGATCCAAGTAAAGGTAAGATGTTTACAAGTTATGGGTTTCCACAAGGAGATTACCCTATAATGGAAGCAGAGACAACTTGGGATATTTCTTGTGATGAGCCATATAAGCGTAATAATGAACAACACGAGTATTGGTTGTGTCTACCTATTAAGGAGGAAGAATGATGAGCTGGAAGCTTTACTTCGATACAATTAAGTGTCAAGAGGATTATGATAAGTTGAAGGCTACAGGGATGGCTTATGAACTGTTTCCTGATTTTCCTTCCGAATGGTTTGTATCTAAGACCCTCTCGGCGTTCTATGAGACACTTGTTGGTCGTGGGTATGATATTTGATGGATAAAGTTGACAGGATTATTTCGGAAAACAAAGAAATCTGGAAGTCTAAAGCCATGTTTTTTAGCTTCCTCAAGGGATTATTTAGAAGGGGTTGGTCTAGGCACCCTGTAAAGATTAAACTTCTAAAGAAACATCGTGTCCAGATACCTAATCCGAATCCGAAGGGGAAGAAACCAACGGTTTGGGGGGCAAAATGTAGCGTATGCAACAGGTTGTTCCCGATGAATATGCTGGAGGTGGATCACGTTTTAGAAGACACAGCATCACTTACTAAGTTGTCTGACGTACAAACTTGTGTAGAGAAACTTCTTGTTATTGTAGAAGATGATTTACGTATTATTTGCAAAAACGACCATGCCACAGCGACGTTAAGTCAACGTCTTGGTATCACTCTTGTAGAAGCAAAGATTGAGCAGCAAGTTATTGCATTTCGTAAACTCAACGCTGAACAACAGAAAAAAGAATTGACAGACTTAGCAATTCCAAGTATAATGCTATCCACAGCAGCAAAGAGAGTTTCAGCCTATAGAGGTTATCTTAAAGGAGAACAAACATGAATGAACAGTTTAGTAAAGAGCAACTTGCCGAAATCGTCCTTTGGTTTGCTAAAGATGACGGAGAGGATTGTCCATATGAAGCCGAAGATTGGGCTTGCAGTAATATCGAGACTGTTGAAGATGGTGACGATGTTGCTGAACACAAGACTGTTTACAACTCAAATATTTATCTTGTTGAAGGTATCTACTTTGAAGTAACCTTCACTCGTGATAATTGTGGCTATTGGGGCGATGGCGAGAGGTATGATCCAACTATTCGAGAAGTTGTCCCTGTTGATGTAGTTAAAACTGTTTGGCTTTCCAAGGAGAATGCTAATGTCTGAGAATATCCTCGTCACAGAACAAGAGCGTAATATCATTCTCATTGGAATTGCTACAGCAGGGTATCTGTACATTCTTGAGGATATTAATGCTTTGACATTTGCTGTTAATGCAACAGGTTATCATTTTGATGAGTATGGGGATATGCTTGACAAAGCATCTGTCAATATTACAAATGATAAAGTCGAACATGTTCTGAAGCAAATGATTGCTGATGCTACGCCTAGCGTTGTTGCTTTGTCTGGCAATTTGAATTAATAGGGAGATAATAATTAATGAATAGCTATATTGAGTGCTACGCAACACAAATTGAATCAATGATTAATAGTGGAGCATCAAAGAGGCAAGTTGCAAAGGAACTTGGTCTGCCTAAATCCAGCGTTAGCGATTGGCTTCGTACTAAGGAATTTAGTAAAGTTGTTGTAAAGCCAGTTAACAAAATGAAGATTCTTGTCATCGACATTGAAACTGCCCCCCTCGTGGCAGACCTCTGGAGTATCTGGCAGAACGGCGTAGGTTTGAATCAAGTAAAGAAAGATTGGCATCTTCTCTCTTTTGCTGCTAAGTGGTATGGCGAAGAGGAAGTATTCTACTACGACCAATCTGATGAACGAGATATTGAAGATGACTTTAATATTTGTCATGTTCTGCATGATCTTCTCAATCAATGCGATGCCACACTTACACAAAATGGACGTAAGTTTGACTTGAAGAAGATTAATGCCCGTTTTGTTATTAATGGTCTTCCTCCTGTTCGTCCATCACGAGTAATTGATACGCTGGAAATAGCGAAACGCGAGTTTGGCTTTACATCAAATAAGCTTGAGTATATGACTGATACGTTGTGCAAGAAATATAAAAAGCTTCAGCATCAGAAGTTCCCAGGACATACTTTGTGGACAGAAGTAATTAAGGGAAATCCTGAAGCATGGGCTGAGATGAAGGAATACAATATTAACGACATTCTTTCTCTGGAGGAGTTGTATGATATTATCAAACCCTTCTCAAGTAAGCATACTAATGTTGCTCTTGCACAAGATAATGGCGTTCCAACGTGTCGTATTTGTGGTGGAACACATTTGAGTAATTCTGGTGATTGGCACACTTCGTTGTCTGTGTATGACTTGTATCGTTGCGATGACTGCGGGGCGTATAGCAGAGGTCGTAAGACGAATACGACAAAGGAACAACGTAACAACGTCACAATGGCTACGATTTCTTAACTCAAAGGAGAACACAAATGCGAGCACTCCAAGTTAACCTTCAATCAATTCCTGCAACAGCGTTTTTGAATAGGGAAGAAAAAGCTGTGATGTTTGTAAAGCATGGCAACGGGAACTTCATTGATTTTCAAGATGGAAGCGATATGGTTGCTTGGACTCGTGAGGCTCTATGTATCGGAGATACTTCGTATCCCTATAACAAATGGAATATTATTGAAGAGGAGTCTCCATTGAAGCAATATTTTCGTAGCGTGTTGAAAGAGCCTCTGGCTAATTTGGGATAAAGGAGAGTAACATGAATTTTAATATTGATGACAACACCATTGCTGCGTGGGTACAAGAAGTACAAAATGATATTTACGCTGATGAAGACTCAGATGAGGCTTGGTCAATGGGCTTTGATGAAGGTAGGCAAGGAACTCTAGTAGAAGTTCTTGAGGCGCTAGGAATCGAACACTAAGGAGAACGAAGATGGGACTTAAAGAATGTATTGACGGTGTAACACTATTCAACGAGATTGCTGGTAACTTCTCAAATATTACCAATGATAAACTTATTGCACAAAGTAAAGTTGTACGTGAAGAAGGAATTGAACTCCTTGAAGCTGTTGAAAGTGGGGTAGAGAATGAAATCCTAAAGGAGTGTGTAGATGTTCTTGTAACAATTCATGGCTTTGTTAAGATGCTTGAGGAACAGGGTTATGATGTTATGGGGGCGTGGTCAGAAGTTAATAGTAATAACCTTAGTAAATTTCCATCTACTGACGAAGCAGTAGAGGCATCACTTGAATATTATTATGAACAGGAAATTGCAGTCAGCGCAACAACTGTTCCTGATTATAATTGTTTTGTAATTAAGAACGATGCAGGGAAGGTTGTCAAGCCTCTTGGGTACAAAAAGTGTAACGTAGCTAGCTACACCCCAAAAGGGATTTTGCCGAAAGTGAAGGAATAATTATGCTAGTTTATTTTAGCTTCTATGATGTGTTGAAAATTCCAGAAATTGCTGCAATAGCTGATAATCCTTTTGACTTGCTTCCACGAGAAATGGATGAACTCGTTGCTCCAATGTTGTGGAGACTTGGAGCAGATATTGATCGAGGCGGACTTAAGATTCAAGCGTGTGTTCATCGTACAATCGATTTGAAAGTTGTCACGGGCTACAGGTATGTATGCACAGAACGTTATGATAAGGAGTGGAGGAATAATAAGAACTTCTCCATGAGCGCGAGGATTAATTTCCAGACTGATACAGAGCTTGCTAGTGATATGGTAAGGGCAAGTGCTGAAGGAATGGGGGAAAGTGGCTTCAGAGCCATGGCAATGGCCTCTATGGGCAAAGAAGGAACTACACGCAACACTAGAAAAGATGAAAGTGAAACTTGGGAAGAAGACCGTGGTACAATTGCAGCATTGCAAGAGATTCAAAAAGGTGTGAGGGGCTACCTCCATCCAGATGAGGATGTCTGGCACACTAATGATCTAATTGAATCAATCAAAGAATCAAACGCAGTAGAATCACTTCAAGTTTATTAATCAATACAAAGGAGATTTATAAATGGATATTCAAATTAGCCCTGAACAGAAAACCCTGATCCAAGGATACAAAACTGAAGCATTCGAATTTCTTAGCGAAGTAGAATCAGCATCGACTTCATTTAAGGATATCGTCGCAGCAGCTTCAGAAACTACTAAGTTGCCAAAGGGGATTATTAGTAAATATTTTAAGACTACGTTTAAGGATGATGTAAAGAAACTTACTGAGGAAGTAGATATTATTAATTTCCTGAATGATTAATCTGTAGATGTAACAAAAGCCCTACACCAATGTTGGTGTAGGGCTTTTGTTACATCGGGCTAATTAGGAATCCTGAGAAATCTGAATACTTCGGGTCACCATTACCAACATTCCATGCGCTGCTGTTTGTTGCGTATATTTCAACATAATCCCCCGCTGCTAGCGGAATCATGCAACTCGCCGAGAAAATTGCAGGACCTGCTGAGAACTGTTGCAGTGTTCTAAATAGTGTGCCATTCTTATAGAAACTAATGGCGATGTTCGTCGGCGTGCCTGCCGAGATAAGTGTTGTATTATGGAACTGATAATATCCTGGAATGGTTGCAGTAAATTTTGACGACGAAAAATTAGCAGCGGTATCATAGTTTTCAGTATCGAAGTTCAACTTAGTTGCAACGCCAGCCGCCAACGTTTGTGCAGTAGAATTATAGGCACTAAACACGGGCATCGCTGGATTATGCAGAATGCCATTGACGTCAATTGATGCCACAGACGTACCGTCCCCTCTTGTGATGGTTAGTGTCCCGTCAGGAACACTTGGAACAGAGATAACAAAGTTTTGGCTAGGCGTTACACTGTTCCCGAGTTTAATACTTGTGGCTAAAACAGATTGCTCAATTGAATCAAATCGGCGAAGCCATGTGGTATTGTCGGCAGAACGCTGATATACCACACCATCAGAATTAACGTGCCACATTCCGCCAAAAGTTGTAGTAGGAAAAGTTGCACCACTGTTGTTGGTTGCAATAGCTGCTAAAGCATTGTTAATATCTGCGCGGAATGAAGCCCCGCTTTGATTCTCTAGTACGTAATCATGTTGTGACATTATTTATCCTCATGTGTGTTAAATCTTGTACCCATAGCCTTTTGCTATGTAGTCGATAACTCTTGTGACCGGTGTTCCTGCATTCTTTACAATTATTGTAAAGCCCTCAGCACTCTTTGATGTTATCTCGTAATAATCCCCAGATTGCATATTGTTTATTGCAACAGAAATTGCAGGGGTTTCCATAAAGTGTGGGGAGAATGCTACAACTAGTCCGGATGTTGTGCATGTAGCATCGTTTACCCCAAATGCTCTATCCTCAACATCAACAGTGACAGAAAGCTCGTCGACAAGAGTGTTGAATGCTGCTGACTCCGATGCCAACATAAGTTTAAATTTCATCCCCCATGCCGCATAATCTGCCACCCTGAACTCTGTCCAATCTGACCATGTTGGCGTTCCAGTTGGGTCATCTTTTGTTGTTGAAATATAGACTTTTGCTGTCCCTGTGTTTGGAACAAGATTATCAACCTCTGACCATTCATCTATATTGGGCCTAATGTCAACAAGGGAGAAAATCTCAGTCGTTGTTGAAGATAACAAACAAGAAACTCCAACTGTGTAGACAGCAGTTAAATCAACAATTTCATTGAAGTAGTATTCCCCACTTGTTGATACACCACTCCCAAGGTAGTCAAACAGAACATATGTATCTACGTATCCTGCATCATCAATCATGCCGAGAGATGCTAATGATAAAACCCCACCTGATGACATGGTATTAACTTTTGTACCAAGAAAGTCAGGGGACTCCTGTTTTACCTCAACAATATTTTTATTCTGGAGTAATGCATAATCAGAGAATGCAAACGCAGCATTCTTGCTGTAGTAATCGGATGAGTCAATTGCCTTCAGCATGTATGTCCCACCTAACAGCGGAACGATGGCGCTAGAAGAACTACCAGACACAATATCAATCTGTACGCCTTCTATCCACTTAGGACTAACAGTTTTAGAGGTGTGCAGAATCTGTATAAAACCCCCGACCAATACATCTAGATCAGGATGTGTATCCCACCTCAGTAATGCACTACCATTTGACGCCACTACTTCAAATCCTGTAATATCCAGCGGTTGCTTTGTTTTTCCTGCCAATGTAATTTGCTGAGAAAATGTGGTTGCTTGTTGCCCTAGTACGTTAATTGCTGTTACAGAAAAACTATATGTTCCCGGAGCAGTATCTTTTAAGGAGTATTCAGACGCTATAATTGTTTCCTTGAAAGATGACCCATCGGGCTTCTTATAGTTCACAATGTATCTGTTTGCAAACTTTGGAATCCTCCAAGAAATATCACAACGACTCTTTACACTAACGCCATCAACATAGAGGTATTCTATGAAGTCAATACCCGCCACAGGATAAACTAACTGACTTGGAATAGAAGTGTCTACCAGTGGGATAGAAGATTCTACATAGGCATACTTAGACGGATTGTGTGATAATGCACTAATTTCATATGTCTTGTTCCCCTTGTCCGAGATAGAAACAATTTTAAACAGTTCTGGCTCGACATCATTATCAGCAATAATAAATATGGAGTTTGTTGCCAACTCTTTTGTTAACGCAGAATCAAATGTTATGTTATCTGTACTTCCTGTTGCTGTGAATAACCTGTCAACAAGAGTCCCATCTATGTCGATAGCAGAAAATGTGTATGAAACACCTGCTGTAAACTCTAGTGCAGTATCCAATGTGGCTGTAAGCAACGTAGAGGCCACTACACGACCACCTCGTCTATCTTGTGACCTCAGTGTATCGCTTATCTTAACAATCTCACCAGGGAGCGGTACAGACCCCTCCATACCGGTTGTAAAGGTAACAATGTCAGTTTGATAGTTGTTCGTGTAAATTAACCACCTTCCAACTCGCCTTGCCATTGCCCTTGATGTACACCCGAAGGCAACAATATCTGTCTGGTTGATATAACCAAGGCTGTTAATTAAATCTACGTCTTCAACATACTCAATTTCTCTTTCATATGAATTTGCTGGATTGTTCCAAGTTACACCCACTGCATTATATCTTGTGGACATTGCAGATGATTGATAGGAAAATAGTCCATCAACAACACTTGTATTATTAAAAGCGTAAGAGGGGTCGGTTGGTCTATCTTGGATTGGAACAATACTTCCGCCTGCCCAATAACTTAACCCCCTGAAGATAGAAGCAAAATCACTGATTACTTTATAAGCCTCTTCTTTTGTTTGAATAACAACGTTACACGAAAACCTTGGCTCATAGATACCATTCTCTCCCGGAACTAACTGATCGCAGTATTGCCCAATTGTGTAAAGTTCAGATTTGTCTACGGCTGATTCTGGAATTCTATCCCCAAGACCATAGCGCGTGTTTGTAATAATGTCATAAAAACACCAAGCAGGATTATCTGTCCATGCAACCTTAAATCCTCCGTTCCAAATACCAGAGTATATCCTTGTTATGGGGTCATAATTATTTGGAACCTTGACCCTCAGACACTTGCATAAGTAAGCGCGAGTAGGTATTGAACTGAATTGTTCAGCATCTACCTGCATACCGACTAGCACACTACCAGGGTATCTTAATTTCTCTTCAACAACACTTGTAATAGACGAGAAATATGTTTTATTATTTAGGAATGTAGACGTACTATCTGGACATGTCCGAATCGCCCTAATAGTCCAAGGGCCGTTTCCTGTAACGCGGAAAGACACTTGTTTTTCATATTCACTGCTTGATTTTCCGCTAACTGTTTCATCTGGGAGCACTGTCCAAAAAGGAGCGGATACTTCTTTCCAGTCTATACGGAATGTTATAGTTGTTCCACTGATATCCCCTGTAGATGTATCTGTAACAGTGAGCGATGGAATTTTTATATTTACTCTTACTATATCAACGGACGTTCCTGTAATTGTTTTTTCAACAGGCGTCCACGAGAGCATTTCAATTCCAACACTCTCAGTCTTTTCGGTGGTTGCACCAATAGACATTCTTGACTGTGATAGACTCCCAGGACGAGATTCAACAGATAGTCCTGTAAAATTGTAGTCACCTTGGTAGTTTTGTACAGGAGTTCCGTCAAGAAATAGCCCAGCCATGCCCCCTACCATTACCTCCTCAAACTCACCCTCTCCGAGAAGGTCAATAACCTTAACATAACTTTTTGATCTAAGGGTGTCCGGGTATTCAACGGCTGTGCGGGAACTATCACCGCTGTCACTACTTCCTCCCCCGCCTGATCCATAAATTAATTTTTCCATGCTAGTCCTTAAATGGCTATGTCGGAAGTAGTGAGTGATACACTAATTGTTTGGCTCCCTAGTAGGTGTTTTCCATAGGCAACAAAAACTGGATTGCCTTGCTTTGTCGTATTTTGAATCCCGCTGAAGATATAAGACTGTGTATTATTTGACTCACTATCAATGGTTGTTCCTGCTGCTGTCTTAGTCATTAGACCAGTGACCCCAGACAGCACAAGGGAAGCCCCCATGTAAAATGCTGCTGTTGCCATACCATACCCGGCGGCACCAAGGTACGCCCAGCCCGCCGCCCCCCCGGCATACCAACTCGCAGCGATCAGCACAACACCAACAATAATCTTAGCCGCATTGCCAGCACCAATAATTCTAGGGATTATCTTAATAGACATGTCACCAGACTTAGAAAAATCCTCTTTGACTTCACCGTCAACATTGTGCTTCCCATCCCACACCTCGTATCCCGCAATACTCCTTGTACTATCAATAAGGTGTTGTTTCATAGCGGGGAAGTTAGCACACAGAAGCCTAATTGCCTCTCCAACACTACTTACATATAAGCGATGCACTCTCCCGTATCTTTTTCCTAACTCCCCATATAACCTAATTGTTCTCAACATTTTCCATATCCTTGTGTCGTAAATATCTTGTTGCCCTGTCTAAGTAGTATTTACCAAGAACATCTTTGCAACTCAGTCTTCCATTACAATGATGAGCAATCTTATTGTCTCCAATATAAACTGCTCCATGAGTTGTTATTGATGATCCAATGGCAAACAAGATAACATCGCCATATTTTAAATCTTGAAATTCAATGCTACGAAATCCAGCAGATTCATAACAGTTTAAATATACCTCAAGTCCCTTTTCCCAAAACCGTGCTGGCCTATGAAAATCCCGAAGTTCAATTCCAAACTCTTGATTGTAGAAATCTCTGATGAATGATCCACAATCATTAACATGCCATGTGTACGGCCTACCATAAAGGGGAAGAACTACGCGCTCTCCTCGCAACCATGTGAAGTCTACAGATTCACCTCTACTGAGGCCGACAATTAACCAATCTGTTCCGTTTTTACTATGTGACGCTTTATCCGTAAGACTTGGGGATGAATCCCTTTTTGGGTGTGAGTGCACAATTGTGATAATCTCGCCAGCATCTTCTATGGCAGCATACTCAGATGGAGAGATACAAAAATCATCTTGTGGAGTGTCAGAGATATTTGTGCAAAGGTTGTATCGGTACTTTCCTTTTACAACAGAAACAATGCCGCAAGCCTCTTTCGGGTATTCTTCTTTGCAATGCAAAGTAATTTGTTCATACGGAAAGTCTTTCATACTATTCCTTAAGAAAGTGACACTAGAGAACTACCTGGAAATCCACCAAAAGGTAATTCCCCATACTCCCCGAATCGCAATTTGCAACCTGTGAGTGTCTTTGGACAACGATCCTGTGCTAATGTTGTAACCGGTATACCATTAATATTCCAGTAGGAACTTCCCGTATAACTACATTCTTCTCCTCGATATCTCCACGGACAGAAGTTGGCATTAACCATGCGGCGGGGCAGGAATACACCTGCCACATCTAGGGAACTGCCTAGCTCAAACTCAACATATAATTTATTCTCCGTGGTTTTCTGCACGACGTAAAATATCTCATCGTCAAGATGCTCGCCGGGATTTGCAGAGGGATTTCCACCTGAGAAATTAACAGCATCTAGATAACGCACAGCAGTTTGTTTTCTTGTCACCTTCATCCCAATAAGGTCATTATGAGTACGGATTAGCGTGCTGAAAGCCCCTTGAATATTTGCTAGTTTAATCTTTGGGCGAGGGAATGCGCCACTGTCTACCGTGAAGCCAGACGCTTCCACAGGGAGCGCTGTGTATTCCTGCCCTTGCCAAACAATGTTTCCACCAAGGACATTCTCGCCTGCTGTAAAATAAAAATACCCAGCATCTAGGTTTGTTGCATCAAGCACAAACAACTCTACCCATCTGTCTTGGTCAAACGCTTGTACTGTCCCATAGATGCTCATTAATAATTTTCCTTATAATTTGTCTGCTACTTGCTTAAATGTGGCTGATAGCGTAGAATACCCACCTGTTTCATAAGTAGTTTCCCATTCTTCACATACGAATGACCTTGCTGTCTCTGTTCCGTCTACTCCATTGAAAGGATTCCATAAGAAAGCCTCCGTAGAGTTTAATGACTCAAGAGTTGTATCAAGTGTTTCAATAGCAGAGGGGATATCTTTAAATGAGACAGAGTATTCTTTTAAAGACGTATTGATACCATCTTTGAACAGTTGAGTATATTCAGTTGAGAATTGATATTTGTTCTTGCGAGGCTTACTCTTCTCAGAGAGAGACTCAGGCTTGTTAGTAATCGTTATAGTCATTGTCTTTCCTATCGTTGAATGAACGTGGCAGACAGTGTTGCATTGGCGAAAGTGGAAAAGTCAGCATCCCACTCTTCACAATAAAATTCTTTAGTAGCCCCACTAGGAGTTGTCCATTCAAATTCTTCATTGCCATCTCTAGCATCAAGAAATTCATCAATGGCTTTTATTTTGGTGTAGTCACCACTAAACGATAGGCTATGTTCTTCTCGGAGAACGTTAGCGCCTATGGCGGTTCTTTGGGCGTAACCGTCTCCGAAGGAGATTGTGGAGACTTCTGGCTTCTTTTTTTTCTTAGCTTGCCAATCAGGTGTCCAAATAAACGTTTCCATATAAATCCTTTTATTAACATTATAACACAACATACACAATAAAGCAAGCAATTGTTAATATTTATTCGTAAGAAGAAGGAACAGAGGCATAGCCCCCATTCCTTTTCTATTTGTTATGCCCTTGCCAATAGTCCGCCCGGCCGCTGCTCGTTTGCTATGACTTCTTTGGCCTTGTGCGCGATTAGTAGACCGAGAGCTTTAGCACTTGTGCTGTCACTAGACTCCGTAGTTGAGGCTGAACTTCCATCGCCGTTCATGGTTATATTGACGGACACATTATTTTGTGTTCCACCTGTACCTGACGTTTCAACACCAAGATTACCATTTGCTGTGCGGGTAAGTGGCATTACTGCTTCAGGGCCTGCCTCGCCAATAACCCCGTTATTAAATGCTCCCCCGGAAGCAAATTTAATAGGTGTTGCACCACTGACCACGGAATTAGTAAAAGCACTTCCTTTAGCAAACTTTGCAACGCTAGACCCTGTGAATGCATTACCTTTGGCAGACGCAAGGGGGGCACCAAACAAACTGCCTGCTTCAGCAGTTCCTGCCCCAGTCCCACTTGCTGTTCCGAATGAACCTAGTAGTCCTACAGCAGCCATAGCAACCTTCATCAAAGCAATCTTAGCCAACATTACAGCAATTTGCTTCAGCACAGAAACAGCCAAGTCTTTAAAACTTGATTTAGTTCCAGAGACAAAGTTTTCTAATGCAGATTCAACTGTGCTAAATACTGTCATAAAGCCGTTTTGAACTTGAGAGTTATATGTGCCGAGATTATCGCTATATTGCTTCGCTGAGACAGATAAATTCTCTGTCCAAGACAACTCTTTTTGTTGAAGCACAAGATTAGCGTTGATTAACTCTGCTTTAGTAGCATAGGCGTTTCGCGTGTATTCAATGCTGGCATTAAGATATGCTTCTTCTGCGGACCCGACCTTGATATTGTTACGCTTCTTCTCAAGTTCAAGCAACTCCTTATTCATTGCAACTTCGTTGGAGTATAATGCTTGAGCAGCATTCTTCTCTTTAGTGGTCATTGAGATATATTTGGCCTCTTGGTCATACTGCTCATTGAGGTCTGCTATATCCTGTGCATTCTTTCTGGACACATCGCCATAAGATTCTGCTGCTTTAAGATTAGCTACAGTTTGCTTATTAATAATTTCAAGTGCTGCTGCCTGATCTTCCAATGCAGCATTCTCAGTTGCCTTATCTTTTGCTCCCCCGCTTACTTTGGGATCAGCAGCTTGAAGTCTCCACTTAGCAGCATTCTTAGCATGTTGACTTACTTTGTCATAGGCTAGACCAGATTCTTCAAGTGCCTTGGCTTCTTCTTTTAAGGCTTCAATTGAACTGACAATTGAATTCTTTTCTAGCTCTCTCGCGTCAGTCTTATGCTGTGCCCTTTCTGATGAACGATCCGGGGATACTTTATATTTCTTCTCAATAGCATTAAGTTTTTCCTTTTTTGCTATTTCATCCTCAGCTGTTGCTATGCCTGTCCGCACAAGAGATTGATATTCCGCCTCTACTTTTGCTATCTCTTTTTTCTTATTAATTTGCAATTTAGAGGAAGAGTCTATTGTTTTATCCCAGACTTCTCTAGCATTGTTCTTCGCTTTTTCGGCTGCGACTTCTTCGCCCCTCTTCTTAGCGGCATCACTTTCAGCAGCAGATTTATCTTCGATAGCTTTCTTCTGTGCCTTAAGACTATCAATACTTGTCTGAAGTCCTGACTTATCAGAAATGCTAGAGTCAGATTGGCTAGCCTCCAACTTCTTAATTGCATCTGACAGAGACGCAATCTTTTGTGTGTCAGTATTAGTAGCAAGACCTCTAATAGATTCAATAGCCCAATCAGCAGCATTCTTAATCTTTTTGAATAGCCACTCTACACCTTCTAAATTATCTTTGGCTTCTTTAGACATGGTATCAATGGCCTTTTTTAGAGTATCCGTAGCCAAGGCTGTAGCGCCTGCGGTATCCCCCTGTTCAGCCAATGCTTTTATGGCCTGCCTAGTGTTATATTCAAGAAAGTTATACGACTTGTTAAGTTTATCAAGAGTCTCAAGAGGCTTATCACGTAGGTCTGCAAAGTATCCAACAGCCTCAGATATTGATATGCCTGCTGCCTGACTCATTTTTGTTGTAGCAATACCAACTTCTTTAACTCTGTCCGCAGTGATTTCGCCATTCTTGGCAATCTCTGTCAATGCCGCGCTGGCTTTACTCTTAGATGCTCCAGTGGCAGCAATAGCATCACGCATATCATAAAAGCCTTGTGTTGACAGACCAAGAATACCGTTTGAAACTACATTGGCTTTGTTAAAGTCACCAAGTTCTTTAGTAACGGAATAAATTGTATACCCCATTGCAGCAATAGCGGCTGCTGCTAAAACAAGTGGGTTTTTAGCTAGACTGAGCAGGTATGAGCCAGCGGCTTTAATAGCCATGCCAACACCACCAAACATATCCTTCAACTGCCCACCTTGTTGCATTAGGATAAGCATTGGGTTTTGTCCACCTGCCAACTGCGTTGCAATATCTGTAAACTGTGCTGGAACCATTCTAAGGGCCGCATTATATGCCTTGGTAGACATAGTTGCGCCATTGGTGTTTGTTTCATATTGCTTAATTCTAGCAAGATGTGGAACCATACTATCAGATAGCCCCTGCTGCGCAGCGCGCAGAGTAAGGTATTCTGACTTAGTACGACCAGCCATCATTGCTGTACGCTCAATCTGCTGTGCAAGCCTCTGTTGGGCTTTAATCTCTGGCTCAACACTCGCGCTACGACTGCTACCAGAACCCCCTCCTGAGCCTCCTGTGGAGTTCCTAGCCATATTCCCGCTAAGACCCTTCATGCCTTCTAGTTCAGTACGCATTGCTCTTAGCTGTACAACATACGCAGCAACATCGGCTGTCTTAGCAGACAGCCTTTCCGTAGCATTGGCAATATTAGTTAGATTAACAGACAATCCACCAATATTCTTAGCCATATCTGCCAAGCCACTCGTGCTGGCTTTAACATCTTTAATAGCTTGAGTTGTATCTTGCAAGTTTCCGCTTAACTTATCAAGATTAACATTCTTGAATGACCCTAGTGTAGAAGAAAGCCGCTCAAGGGGCTTTTGGGCACCCTCGGCGGCTTTTGCAAGACTGTCTAGATTTTTAGCTGTTGGGGCAATACCCTTCTGCTCCACAACAACGCTTAATTTCTTAACGTCCATTGTGATTCCTTATTATTGTTGTTTCTTTGCTTGCACCTTCAACCAAACATTGTCTAGCATATCAATAATATCTAACCAAAGTTGTGTTGGCTTGGTGTCGGTGAGCCTTGCCCAAGCATCAATCTCTAGGAACGTTATAGGATTATCTCCTGCTTCTCCTCTCGTTCTCTTCTTATTTATCTCTAGGAAATCATCCCAATAACTTGACAACTCGTATGGAAATGCTAAGTCATAATATTGTTGTAGTTCAGGGGGAATATTACCAGTTGCTTCTTGTACCTTCTTTAAATGTGGGAGAAGGGCTACGCCTTTTTTATTCGGCAAGAGGAAATTAAATGTCTCCTCTGCATAAAGACGTAGCTCAATTAGTTTCCCTCAAGCATTCCTTTAAGATCATGCATCGCCGAGAGTACCTGGTTGCGAAGAAATGGGTAATCTGTATACATACGAACAGCATTATCATAAGAGAATTCTACCGGCTTACCATCTTCTTCAATGTTCTTCCAGCCCTTTGTACACTTAGCAAGCATTTCAATATAGAGTTCGTTACTGTGATCCTCATCCATCTTCTTGCCACGCTTCTCAAAGATTGCCATTTGGTTATCAATCTTTTGTTGTGCTTGCTTATGTACTCGTGAGCCAACACCCAGCACATCCACAGATGCATCTTGTTCCACATCATCGAAATCTTTCAGAATATACGTGAAGCCTTTTTCCGCTGCGGCGATCGTGTCATATTTCTTGAAGTCCATATTATCTCCTTATAACAGGGAAGGAATAATTCCTTCCCTTCTTAAACATTAAGCTGCCATTGAATCCATAATGACAACAGTTGATTGTTCCATCGCAAGATTAGTGCCATCACTAAGCAGGGCAGTGAATGGAACAGTCTGAATTAGACCTCCCACTTCTTTGTCATCCGGCGCTGCCCCGCCAATCTTAATCTTAGGGAACTTAATTACCATTGTCTGACCACTATCCCCAACAAACTTATAAACTAGTGAAATAGCTGTTTCATTGTAGAACTTGTTGAATACTGTATCATCTTGGAAATAGACAGTGAATTCACCAGTACACTTAATACGACCAAGGAAGATAGCAGCAGGATTACGCTGACCAATAACAGTACCTGCTTCGTTATCACCTGTAATCTCAAAATTCAGGCCAGTAACAACGGCTTGTGGAACTCCATCGATAAGCAGCATTCCAGCATTACCTGAGAAGATGCTAGTTGTGCTCGCAGCCGTAGGAGTAGTGAAATAAGCAGTTCCTGTTGAGGCAATGTTCTTGCCCATCAAACCAAACTCAACAGTCGTCATTGCATTAGGAGCAATAGTTACTGAAGCACTACCAATCTTAACGCCAGTAGCAAGGCGGCTAACAGCGATATTATCGTAGAACTGTTCAATCGTGTATGACTCATCTGTACGCGAAGCAGGAAGCAGGGGGACAATCAATTTCTTGCCTGCTTGGGCCACTGTGACACTATCCCCAGCAGCCTTAGTGACCAATGTGACACTAGTAGGATCAAGGGTCATTACTGTGGCTGTAAGAGCAGTGATAATAGCTGAAGTGTTGTTCGCTGTAGCAGGAGCAGTGAAGCCGCTAATATTAACCAAATCACCAATCTTAAACCCAAGAGTGATCCAGCTAAGGGTGCTACGAGTAAGAGTGTTACCACTAGCAGCAGAGGCAACAGTTGTAGCCGTATCAGTAACAGCGGTAGTCCAAGCGCCACGGAGCAGGCTGGCGAAGAAAGGACTGTAGCTGCCAGGGGACAATTCACCACTAAGAGTACCTTCTACTTTGTCACTACCAAGACGCATATCTGAAGTCTGAGCAGTAGAACTAATTTCAGCACTCTCAAAACTGTCTCGGGAAAGGTCAAGGTCAAGGGTTACTCGACGCAGATATTTACCAGAGTTTGTGGCAGGAGCAGTTCCCCACGAACTTTCGCGGGAAAAAATTACTTGTTTGTTGACTCCGCTTGTTAGCATGTTCTATTTCCTTATTATTTATTGTTATACAGCAATTATACCACAACATTTAACAATTGTCAATGTTGCAAGAGGATTTATTAAGATAAACTAGGCAGAGATAGAATCTGCCATGTAAGGGATATCAATTGCTACATATAAGAAGTTCCCCTCGTATCCCGGAGCAGATACACTTGCTGTATTCAGAATCCTAGTTGTAAGTGTTCCATTAACAATTTGCAGTGTTCTTGGGAAATATTTAACTAGGTCATCTACAAATAATTCAACAGCATTCATTCCGACATTTAATGCCGTGGTATAATACGTTACACGAAACAATCCAGCGTAACGATCATGTTTATTCCCGAATGAAGGATTCTGTGTTGGGGCAGGAAATAGGAATGCTTTAAGATAATCTACTGTTGGAATATTCTTAACATTTTCCCAAACAATGGGGATATTACCTTTTGTTGCAGCGAATGCTGCAAGTCTTGTAGATAATGCGCTACGTACATTTAGTTGTGACATTAAACAATTCCTCCAGCAATCATTCCTAGTGTTTGTCCGACAGGAGCAAAACCATTTCCAATTTTAGTGAGTGTCTTAGCAACAGGAGCATATGCAATAGTTTTAGCCCAACCAGTGTATTCAACATTAGAGGTGTAGGATAGATTATTGACTAGATACACACGGTCATACTTTAGGAAATAATCTGCGGTGATTGTGGCGTTAATCTCCGCAATTTTTGCGTCCCAATTCATTGTCGACATTGTGGAGTAATTTACGTCAGTTGGTCCAACGTGCCAGTTGGCGATGAATTTTCCGCTGCTATAAGGTGATCTATCGACCACCATAGTGAAGATTGTTCTAGCCACTTGGGCTGTTTCTACTGCAACCTCTTGCTTAGTTTCATTACACCAATCAGATATACCTAATGCAAAGTTATATCTCGCCATGGCTATTTACGCAGAAGAAGGTCATACATAATTGTATAACTGGAACTCGGATTGTATTCCTTAACATTTAAAATACGGTATGTTTGCCCTGCTACAGTAATTGTATCCCCTGCTGGCGATGGCTTAGTGGCAAGGTCAACTCCGTTAGTTTTGGCATCCATGTAACATTGTTTATCTCCTTGCTGGATCAGTGTATTCTCATTAACGGATAATCCATTCTGCGAAGCAGAGTAATCTAGGAGGACTACTTTAACGGGTGTTGTGACCGACACCGTAGGCGTGTAGGACGATGTAGAGGGATCATAGACACCCGATGTAGCCAATTGAGTTAACGTGGCTGTGGTGCCCTCGCGTACGAGGATTCCGTAAACCATTCTATAGAGACTGGAAAGCATTATGTCTCCTTAGTAATTACTAAAGTAATCGTAGCCATCTTTCTCTACGTCGGGGACACGGTAAAGGTTTAGGTCGGAATCGTCGTATGACCCGGCAGGGTAGTTAATGATGCGTTTTTGTACAAGGGTAGAATCTTGTAGGTTGGCTTGTACGTCTGCTAAGTTCATTCCTCCGACATAGACGCCTGCTGAGGCATTTAGTGTTGCATTGTTTATTACCTCTTTCAAAAACTTTAGGTAGTTATTGTAAACTTCTGACCCATAAAATTCCAATTTGTCAAGGCGCTCCCTACCAGAAAATGCCATTCGTGCAAGAATATACATTGCACTTTGCTTTGTTGCTGCAACAACATTTCCTGCGTTAGCATCCAAGGCAAATTGAATTTCTGTATCAGAAAGCCACTCTATATCTGACGTATCCCCTATGTTTAAACGTACAACGTCCGCAGGGTCATTCAAGTCTAATGTAGCCATGTGGCTCCTTTGTTATTTTCTATGTATTGTTGTACGAATTCTACGACTTCGTGATATGGGGCAATTGTGGATTCTGTTTTGAAGCCAACAATATGTGATGTATTAGCATCAAGAGGAAATGTTTCTTTCAGAACCTTTTCAAGTTGTTGAATAAACTTTCCGTCTAGTTTTTCTGTTGTGAAGGAATCAACAATGCTATATCCTTCACGATTTAAGTTCTTTGTGTGACTTCTTAACCGTTGGTCAGAGTTTCTAGTTATCCCGTATCCTGTGAAAGTGTGGTAGATACCATCAATTTTGTGAAGATACAATACAGCAGGTTTTCCGTGATTAAACCCATAGTCGGCGCAACTTGGACAAGAATGGCCTTGAAGCAACGATCCTGGATTTGTGTGAAACCTGTTATTACAAACTTTGCAGAGCAAGAGTACAGGAGTCTTACTTCCTTTGTACTCTGTCTCAGAAAAATCAAAGATATTACCGTGAACACTTATGACCTCTTCGATAAAGGACTCTGTAGTCTTATATCTACCAACACAACATCCTCCACGAACCCCTGATAAATGGGAGTGAATATCTTGCTCAAAAATACCGTGGCAGGGGCAGATGATCTTTGCTTTTGTGTTTTCTCTACTTCCCGACAAATCCACTAAAGAATAGTCGTAATACCCATTAAAAATTTCATTTGATCGTGAAATAAATTCTTCGGTAGTAATTTTAAGCGGGTGATTATTTATTTTGTGTTCGGTAAGGCATTTCGGGCAACCGACAGAGTTGTAGTGTAAGCTCGGCGTCTGCTCAAACCAAATTCTGTGCTTATTACAAAATAGTGTGACTTTTTCGTTTGCACCCTTATATTCTACTTTAGAATAATCAAAGGCTCCTGCTCCATGTATTTCTTGCGACTTGTTTATGAAGTATTCTGTGTCCTTCAGTGTTTTTGACACAAATTCACTCTGGCACTTTTCGCAACCAACCCTTCCAGATAAATGAAGATTTGGAGTTTGGTAGAAAAACTTATTGTGTTCTTTACAACGAATTCTTACCTTTACTCCGCTACCTCTGTAGTCCACCTCAGAGTACTCAAACCTGTTCCCAAAGACACCAGTAGCTTTCTCTTCAAAAGATTCTTTCGTATCCCTAAACCTCTCTGAAACTTTGTCCTTCCCGCACTGCTTACACCCCTTTCCAGCCAAGTGGTTTGCCGGGGATTGTAGAAAGTCTACCTCATGCGTGAGGCAGTGTATCAACACCTTCTCATGGTATGATTTATACACCACCAAAGAGTAGTCAAAATTTCCTTCCCCTTGCACAGAGATAGCTTCAGAGATGAATTCCTCCCTCGTTTTCCGTTGTGAATTATTCCTCTTGACAACTCCACACCTTGGGCAACCTTGGCCGTTGTTTGCATGTTCAAAGGCTATTTGATAAAAGGTCTTTTGGCACGTATTGCAAAATATTTCGACCTTTCCTTTAGCAGTTTTATAGACTGTGTTTGAGTAGTCGTATTTATCTGTTCCGTGCGTTGCGATACAGCGAACAATATATTCTTCTGTTGTAATCTTTTTGGACATAGTACCTCTGTAAAGGTGGTGGGCTAGATGGTGTTACAGCACCATCAACGGAGCTACCGCTTTCACCCAAAGTTTGAATTCTTTAATAAGATCACTCATTATATCACAAACAAATGATCTTGTAAAGAAGGCTAGATTTCTCTAGCCTGTGCCACTAGATTACGGCGTATAGCCACGGATAACCATGGCAGGTTTTACAACACTGTTCAAGAAGTTGGCTTCTGATTCAAGAATTACCTTATCACCACGCTCACTTTGATATTCGAAAACATAAGTTCTCTCGCCTACGCTACCAAGCAAGTCAAATTTATTGGCCGGAGCGAAATAGGTTTTAAAGATTTCAGTGCCAACGGGGACAAAAACAGCATCCTTAGCGGGGATGAAAAGATTACCAGCGTAGTTGCCACGGACTTCAACAAAATGGATACCAGCATAATCAAATGTGCGGTACATAGTGCTGTTGCCACCAAGACGATTCCGAAGCGGCTCAGAGGTTGAGGCATAGTACGTATAAGCAGCCTTAACATTAGGATGCGAAATTAGGGCAGAGAAGAAGCCCGGCGAGCAATAGCCAATCACACTTTGAACATTCTCACCATTAGCGTTATCCTGGATTGATGCAATAACGGATTCAACCTTGGCAACAACATCGGTGGTGCTAGTAGAAAAATCAAAATTGACGACGCTCTGTGTCACATTCAGTTCAGTAAAATAATTCATACTGACAGTTCCCGAAGGTGCGTATACGTTTCCGGTTGTCAGGAGATTAAAACGAGCATACTCAAGAGTCCATGCGTGGTTCTGTGCAATACGGGCCAACTTACGGGCGCGCACAGCGGCGAGAGTTTCTTCTTGATCGGCACTACCGTAAGCTCGTTTTCCTTTTACATCAGAAGGACTAATATAATCGTCATAGGGGAAATGTGGGACAGCCCAGCTAAACAACTTGCTAGTCGAGTCCTTACCAGCGCTGGCGCGTTCGCCACGAACCTTATCAACGATCAAAGCACCGTCACGAGTAGTCTGTTCGAATTGGACAGAATACTCAGAAACACCTTCGTCCATGAAAAGACCAGATTGGTTAAGCAGGCCCCACTGGTTCGGAATCATGAGGACTTCGCCCGTGTAGTCGGCTACTTCGAAGTTACTGCCAAATTTACGAATAATCATTTGTTATATTCCTTATCTTATTATTTTATATTAAAGCGCAGTAACGGTAACAATACCCTTGAGTGCAAGAGCGTCGTAGACAGCTTGCTTCTCTGCATCAGTATCAGTTGCAGCAGCCATGACCAACTTACCAACAACGACCTTAGCAGGACCGCGTGCAAGCATCAATACCTTAGTATCTGTCGTAGTGGCACAAACAACGCTAGGGGTAAGTTCATCAGCGCCGATCAGAACACCAGCGGCTTCAAGGCCAGCACCTGAAGCGAGAGCAGCAGATTGAACTAGATACTTACCAGTCGCTGTGACCTTTGCAAGAACAGTGCCTTGAACAAGAGTAGCGCCTGCGGCGAGATTAACAGTAACAACCTCACGAGTGATACCACTTGAAGGCTCATATTCGTCTTGGAATACTTGCGAGAAGATTTCTGGACGAGTAGCAATAACAGTCATTTGTATTTCCTTTATTATTTATTGTAAGTTTGTTTGATGATACGTGCAGTTTCAGATTCTTCTTCTGCCTTAACTTCGGCTTCGCCGCTTACTCCAACTTCGTTAAACAGAGCACTCTCAGCCTCAGCCTTAAACGAAGCCTTAAAGCCATTAAGCACAACCCCAAATGCTTCAGCATTAAGTTCTTGCAGAGCAGCAAATGTCGTATCGAAGCCAGGATTATCTTGCCCAATGACATCTGCCAATTGAGCCTTCTTGTCAGCCAATTCCTTAGCCTTCAATTCTTCAGCAGCAGCAACAGCTTCAGCCTTTGCTTTATCTGCATATTCTTGAAGGCTTGCCAATTGTTCCTTGTAGCCGTCAATTTCCTTTGCCATATTGGCAAGATTAGCATTGCTTGCAGTTAGTTCGCCAAGAGCAACATTAAGTTGTTCAGCTAGATTAAGATTAGTCAAATCTTGACTCGCTTCAATAGGAGTAACAACCCCCTTGTTTTCTTGCATACCTACAGCCTTCTTCAACGCATCAAGCATTGTTACTCCTTCACTTTAGTTTTAATATAATTGGTGAATTCTTTGTGAGTCATTACTTTATTCACAAGACCGTTTTCCAATGCTTCATCAGCATTAAACAATTGAGCATCAAACGATGCAATCAATTCAGAATCAAGACCTGTGTATTTGCTCACATGAGAGATAAACTCAGTACCAAGTTTTGATACATTGTTTTGCAGTCTTGAGATAAACCCTTCGGAGAATTCCCCTTCAGGCGTAAATGGAACCTTGCCGTTTGTAGATGTGATGAACTTCAGTTCACCCTTTTGGATGGCTTCCTTGTTACGATTTTCGAGAGCCAGAACACATCCAATACTTCCTGCGTCAGCAGAAGGATTAGCAATAACTTCATCCATAACACATGCTAAAGCAAATCCGGCCGAAGCCGCCATTTCGTCAATGTATGCTACCGATTCAACTTCTGCTTCGTCCAACATGTCTCGAATTGTATTAGCAGTCTCAAAACAATGACTTGCCATTCCACCCGGAGTGTTGAAGTCATAGATAATCAACTTCGCACCAGAATCAATCATGTCTTGTGTTTGTGCAATCAATCCTAGATAGGATGCTCCGACTGCGCCACACATTGTCATTATCGGTTTGTATGACAGACTACCGGAGACAGGAATAACTCCAATCTCCCCAATTAGTTCTTGTTTGTTTCGCTCTTCATCTTCTTGCTCGTCTGGCTCATACACAGCGAAGTCTGCTTCTGTAACACGCTTAGTAAGATACTGAGCAATTACATTGTAGGCATCTGCTGTGATGAGTTGTGGTTCAGACAAAATAGAAGAGGCTAGGCGACTGATTTTATGTGCCATCGGCTTCCTTTAATTGTTGCTCTTTCCAAGAAAGAAAATTTACATCCTCTGTAGGATTCCAACCATTCTTAAACAAGTTTTTTATTGTCTTCTTATTCCAAATTGAACCACTTGGAAGGTATTTTGGAACACAGCCCCTTGTTTTAAAGGATGAGTACATGGTTTCAGCGCATAGCCATATCTCTGGATTGGAGGTGCTTCTTAACCACGGCTCCTTTGGCAGAGAGTCATTGTATTGCTTCATCCATGTTGAAGATGATCGATATTGTAGTGGGCCAATGAAATCGTGCGTCTTTCCATTTCTCTTCCACCAATCAAAGCCAGAATTAGAAAGTTTGATTTTTGTCTCATCAGAGTGCGGTTTTCTGGTATAAATCCTACCTGTATTATGACAAGTATCACCACCCATCGCCATATTCCAACCCGTCTCTGCAAGAGGCCTCAACTTGCCCTCAAGCCAAAGCCCATACTCGTTTGAGCACTTACAGAGCGTATCTACAACAATGTTTTCCTCGCCATATTTTCTTATTGCATTGCAAATAACAATATTGTCCTTGTTTGCTCTGCACTTATAAAGATGAAAAGCGTAACGTTCTTTCGTAGTCTTGCTCGTGAATCCAACATAACCCTGAGAAAACATGTCTGTATGTTCTGGTAAATGAATCCAATAAACTTCAGCCATGTTCCTCCTTATTTGTTTTCAGTATTACTCGTCGAGGCATTTCCTGAACTCCCGGTTGCATCGCCAGTTCCGCTTGGCATTCCGGATTGCATCCCTTCGGAAGCTCTAGATGTAGCATCCTTCATATACTCTTCATGAGGTTCATCAGACTCGGGGAAAGGATCAGCACCCATTGCTGTACGAACAATATTAAGTACGTCACGATTCGACTCAATCATACCTACAGCACCAACTCGTTGAACATACTTCCCAAGTTCATCAAGTGAAATGGCATCCAAAGGCTCATAAACAAATTCAGGCAACACAGAAGTGTCCCACTGATTCATTTCAAATGTCTGCTTGATTAAGTCATTATCAAGCACATTCTTAATTTCCCTTAGCCTATAATCCAGTGCATAAGTAACAATGTTTTCCTTGCTTCCTGCTAGAGCGAAAGAACCCGTAGAGTTATTACCAAGCTGTAGCAAATCAGCAAATAGACACACAAGAATATTACTAGTGTAACGCTGAATAATGTCAGAAGTGTTATAACTTTTACCACCATCGGATGTGAGGAGTTTAACGCTGAACAATTCTTTCTTACTTGTCTCATCACAATCTGAAGGAATGATAATGCCTGATTGCTCACCAACAGCAACATTGCGTACAGCCTTCTTATAATCTTCATATACAGCCTTGTGAGCAGGACTTGCGTCGGGAGACATGTATGCAGCAGGAATGCCAATTGTGAGCAAACCTCCTAGATCACGACCAATACCCAACATTTCTTGCGTCTCAATTTCCTTCTTATATCGCCATGCAACCCATGCACTCTTCAGTGCAGGCGTACCCTCAATGTTTCCATTCTCAGGACTTGTGCGGAATAGAAGAAACTTCTCACGAGGAATATTAATTACTGATCCATCTTTAGCAAGATTGTTATACTGTCCACTCTGATTAAGAGCATTCAAGTCTTGTACAAAGTGTGTTAGATAACGTCCATCGTCTGTAAATTTCCACTTGTACCAAGAGGATTGTGCACGTACAGGAAGGGACTTCCAACCAACTAGGTTATCATTATACTTAGATGTTTTCTTTGTGCGACGTTTATATACTTTCTCATTGACACACCAGCCATAGTCAATAACAGACATTAGGCTAGAGATGAAATCAAACCATGAATGTTCCATGTCATTCATGCATGTACGAATAAATGCTGTACGTTCAATGAGTGTATCATCGGCTCCGACAGGAGCCTTAACATTCCATTTAACTCGTCCAAGCATTGTCTTGTAGAAGGATAATGCTGCCGCTACGGCGGAGTCTTTCTTCATCTCGTTAATTTCTCTTACGAGATAAGGCATCCTGAGTTTACGATTTGATTCTTCAACAATGCTACCTAGCGCTACGCGCAATCCCGGATAACCTTGTTCCCCTAAAGCGATACGGGGAGAGGCAGGGGCTTCTGCGTCTTGCGTTAGCAGAGACGTATTTAGCGTAGCATCTTGTTTAGTTGTCTTTGCCAAGAAGCCTCCTATTTATTATTAAGTGTTTGCATTTCAATTCTTATACATAATATTATACCACATAAAACAGTTATAGTCAATAGGTAAGTGAAAATATAATTGAATTCTACTGTAATATGTGGTATTGTTAGTTTAGGAAGGGGGATTCTTTTGTCATTGTGGGTAAAATAAACATCGGGAGTACAGATGTTTTAGCTAGTGTTGTAAATGCATCTGCTACGGCATCGACACAATCATCGTGACCTTTTCTCCCACCGTCAAAGGACTCTAGCTCCTGGAAAAAAAATTCATTCCAGTCACCTCTAACTACTTTAACATTACCTGCTTCGGACATACTAGAGAATGGAAGGAATCTTGAAATCTTCCCCTTGTGTCCAGACACTTGCACAAGCCTTGCTGGAATACCGTTCTCAGACAATACGCGGATAACATGCTGTGACCATGAACGTCCTGCACCAATTTCACCAGGAATCATTACCTGCACTTCATCAACACCATCATCTCTTGCTGTCTTAACAATTTCGTCAAGAACATCACCAGATAACTTCCTGAAGCGATAAACATCCTCGACGGTATAGATACCAAACTTCGAGCGTGAAACTTTCACCCCTGCCGTATAGTCCGGGTCTTTATTACTTTCACTCGGAAGTGTTGCTGCCAAGTCCCATGCCCTTACGCGCCGCACAGCGTCATCAGGAGGAAAGTCTACCATCTCAACCCATTCACGCTGCCAATACTTGCTTGCTGTTTCTCTAGCAAACCAACTCCCCATCAACAAACGGTCACGTTCCGCACGTTTGAGATTCTCAAGACGGCGAACATATTCAGGGTCACGATTCATCAATATAGGGTTGCTGTAAATATTAGCAGCAATGAACGTGTAAGTCATTGGTGTTGTATTTGGATACTTTTCAAGCATCTCTTCCGCAGAGTCAGCAAAGACCAAATCCCCACGATACTGTGAGAAATATCTTGTAGTCCCTGATTTTTCTGGAATAGGAATCCCTGTTTCCTGATCCAAATACCAATTTGTGAATTTCAAAAGGAAGGAGTCGGGGTGCGGATTGCATGTGGCGACTAATTTGTGTGGGCCTTTGGCCTTAGAACGAATACGAGAGAGCAAATACATAACCTGTTCTTGAGAATGCCATTGGCACTCATCGAATACCACTAGGCTGTATTGTCCACCGTCAAAGTTAGTAATTTCTCTATCGGCACCAAGAGTTTTACACTGTACGAATGCACCATTTGGAAATGTGGCAGACATCCTATCTTGACGGAATGCTGGGCCAAATGGCTTATACATGGATTGCATCTCCATCCACAATCCTCCGGCCTGAGATAACTGCACGCTTGACTGCCTGATGTAGACAGCGCGAAACTCAGGGTCGTCTTTGAATGCCAAGGAGTACATTAGTGCTAGGTGGGATTTCCCACTACCTGCTATTTGTGTTCAAGATAGTTCGTTAACCTATCCCCGCAATAAAGCTGCTGCATGTCGCCATGCAGATCAGATCATATCTTCTATGTTTCCCGTTTCGAGCCACTTGGCTCTACGTCTTTCGACTGATCGTTACACGTTCCCGTTAGGGCTTCGTTCGGTATTGTCTGCTAGAGAGTTTCACCGAGTTAGAGAAATGTTTTTAACGTGGAGGCGCAGAGTTCACCACCACCGTAAATTACAAATTGTGCTTCGTGCGTCAGGAATTGCCTCTGTGTTTCAGAGGCAGGGCCATATACTGGCAATTTCTTTTTAGCCATTGGAGCCTTTCCTTACCCCGTGCGTAGGAGCAAAAGTATAGCCTGTCGCTGAGGCGATCTTCAGGATGTTTTCTCTCCAAGCAATTCCATTAGCAAGCGCAACATCATACCCAAGTTTATCAATGTTAAAGTATTTGCTTACTTGCTTACCCTTTGATTTGTTTGCAACAGCAACGATATAGTTGTATGTTTTACCGTGCTTTGAGACTGTTGAATATTGTGTCACACCATTATGTCCTGTATTGTTAAGACAAGACAGACCCCGGTTCCTTGTTTGCTGATCTACAGTTTCCCACCTGATGTTACCTGGAACGTAGCCTAGGGTGTTATCAATTCTTCCAACCGTATATTTTATATCATCAGGCGGCTTCTCTCCTACGTATGCAGCAAAGGCCAACAAGTCATGCCTCCACTCATCAGCAATTGTAACGCCAATAGCGCCATATCGTTTGTAGTCTTTACAGTTTGGATTAGTACAACGCTGAATTATCCCACTCCAAGAGTTATAGACTTCTGTGCCAAGAAGCCCATGTGTAGAGATGGCGTCCTTATGCAAACATCCACACGACCGAGTAGTACCATACCTTAAACTACTCCCTGCAATAACCTTCTCTTTACCACAATCACACTTGCACAACCAATGATAGTGGTTTTTAATTTTATCTGATCGGGCAATGACAAGAAGCCTACCAAAGCGTTGCCCAACAAGTTCTAGTTTGCTTCCCATCAACCCTCCCTAATCATTAATCAGCCCTAATAAGTAACGCCCTATTACAAGCATTTACCTGAGTAATGGGAAATTTCGTAGCCTCTCCCATAGCCTTAATAATATCAGCAATTTCCTTATGACAATTGCTACGCAATTCCACTTCTTCTAGCACTCTTTCCACCTGCTGAAATTCATCCACCTCAACATAGCAAAGTGTAAACTTACCTTTAATTGACACAATACGAATATTCATTATATGTTCCTACAAAATAAAAGGACTCCTACCGTTAGGTAGAAGCCCTTAGTGAAATGTCTCCTAACGGAGCTTCTTTGATTTATGAGTTTATATTATTACAAATTAACGTACTCACACTACGTTTAATGCTAAATATCTAAACGTGGAGCATCCCATCGGCAACGATCCGATAACCTCTAGATTACAGGTCTAGTGCTCTGCCAATTGAGCTAGAGATGCGTAATTAATATGTGGCAGGAGATGATCCCTGCTTACTGGACGGCATACCAGTCTCATACCCGCAGTGTACCTTTCGGCCGACCGAGTGTGTATCATCACTACACAGTGCACATAACGGGTGGTGACTAATGTATCTGGTCGAATGCCTACACATATTCGGAGGCCGTAGAAGTCAACATTCGTTATGTTCCTACACCAAGGGTAATGTGTAAGAATGCTTATTTTCAAACCCACTTAGTTATTCCGTCATGTACACGAGGGCGATAGCCAAGTAATAAGTCTTTACGAGAATGACTCGTCGATATTGGCGGAGGTGCCAATAAACCTCTTGCGAGGAAAGTGTTGATTACTCTTAACTTTTACTACTGACTCCTCCATTGTATTCCGCTTACAAAATGCGGAAACACCTTTTCGTAGTGTTTGCTCAAGATCACGCCGTATTCTTTATTTCATGACGCAACGGATTCGTCAAATTCTTCCATTAACGCAGGAAGTGATTACGACCAAAGGGAAGGAGTTGCCCTTCAATATTAGCTGACTGCCAATTCTCTTTGCTACATCATCTACAAAGTGTTCTTCATTTAGATTACATTATAGCATTACATTTCGCTATTGTCAACATATTTCTACAATTATTTTCACATACTACGAATTGATGAAGAATCAAGGATAATCTCAGGGCAATATTTTGGCTGAGAATAGTCATCCCCTTCCTCTGTAACGTCTCTGATTTGCTTCTGTTGCGTTGCACGTTCTGCCAAAAGTAAACGAGATTGAGCAATTGCTCTACTTAAATTATCGCGGGAAATTTCAGAACTAACAGAAATACGACGATCAATCAAGAATTTAGCAGCATCAATCTTTAACTTTTGATCTGCTTTATCATCCTTAATAATGTCTTCAAGTAGTTTAAATGCTGCGTCTAAACTCTTGTCGGCTCTGCGTAGAACTTTCTGAAGATCATTCTTTCTTGCGAATGAAATTTGAGCGTTGGCCGGGATAAGGGCTGGCTCGGTTGAGTCTGAATCATTATCAAGTTCTTCGTTATTATTTGCTGTCATTGTTATCCTTACCATCAATAGAAGGCGCTTGCGCAAGTAATTTACTCTTGTCACTCGACCCCCTTGTTGTCCCAAACCAGAATGCTAACGCGCTTGAGAATCCCCCACTCAATTGTCCAATCATATATACAACAATATCCCTGTTTGTTGCAGGAACATCAAAATTGAGTAGTAGAACAAGTGTTGCTGTGAATGCTCCTACAACGAAACATGTTAGCAATGCTGGAATAATTGAATTAGTTGATGCTTGAAGTTTCCTAGCGTCTTGTGTATCTTGAGTGTATAACTGTTGTTCAGTAATGTCAAGTTCACGCATCTTAATTGCCAATGCATCTTCTGCTTGCTTAAGTTGTGTAATCTGTTCTGCTGTCAGAGAACCCTCAGAGAAGGCTTCCTTGACCTTATCTACAGTGGGTTGATCCATTCCCATCACCTTGCCGATTGACTCGACTGCGAGGCCGGCTAATGGCCCCCCAAGGGCTGTTGCTAACGTAGGAGCAACTACTCCTATAATTGATTTCCAATCCATTCGTGATTGCTCCTAAAATTATTATGCAACGCCTAAGACACTCTTAGCTTTCTTATACAATGCTCTGCGTTCTTCTTGACCGTTAATTCCACCATTGACTACTCTCGTAATCTTATCAAATAATTGTTGGTCTGCCAATTCATTCAACTTATGTTCTTTCCACCACCAAGCAGCAGAACGTGTAGCATTTGGAATTGTCTCAAGAAGTTCAGGATTAGCAATGAAATCAATTCCCAATGCTTTGCTTACAGCAGAATAATTACTTCTGCCTGTAATTTGAATTAATCCTCTTCCTTTAAACTTAATACCATCGCCATGTTGTGTATTCCCTAAGTCTTTACGTCCTTCATATGCTGCTCCGCTTGCGATTTCACAAACGTAGCGTAGGCTTCCTGATTCATGTCCAATTTGGGCTAAGAAGGCTGCTTGTCTGAGTGGAGTATTAATTTCAAACTCTTCCATTGCCAAGTTTAATGCGGAAATGAAAGCATTGGCACGACTCTTTGAATATGGAAGAATTTGTTTTAGTTGTTCAAGTGTTATGTCCATTTTAATCTCCAGCAATAATAGAGGAGGCAGTGATAAACGGTAATACTACTTTTTTAATATCCATTGTTGCCTCCTGTTATTTTTAAAAAGATGGTGGTACTAGGTTTTCTGGCTTTCTGGCTGCTACAGAAACAACTCCGTCAAAAATAGTAACAGAACTGAAAACACAAGACATATAACCCCCTGCACCTGTTCCTTGTCCATCACTGCCCATTTCAACAGTGTTACTAAGCATTGCAATTTGGGCTAATGTAGGAGTTGAACCTGTTGTTGAAATTCCTTCAACACCGTTCACATTACAGAATGACCCATCTCCATTTGGTTGTTGTGGAGTACTAGATATACCAAAGAAAACAGTAGAAGGCTTTTCATACTCCATTCCGGCAGGGAGCGTCGTAGTTCCTGTAACGGCCACGCCACCAAATTCAGTTCCTGCACCAAAGTAATAATCTTGCGCTATGTCGTCTGCCCTGTCATCTGCACCACCGCCTATGCTCCCCGGTCTATGTGTTATACCAAACCTGTTTAGCCCATTATATTTGCAAGAAGATATGTAATAAAAATCCCTCTTAGACGTTGAACTTGGGTTAAAAAGTGGGTAGTATTTAAATCCAATTGTTAAATCATTTCTTGAAGATGGAAAAATGGTTGTTGGGATAGAAACAACATCCGCGTTTCTAATGATTACACTTCCTGCCGTATTTCCTATATAACTGGTTACATGATCATTCGCTTCTAACTGCGTTCCGCCAATAAGCAAAGTCAAACCGCTGTCTGTTGTGCTTCCATCTCCAGAAACAGCCGCAATGGAGAACAGCGGGGCAGTTGAACCACTAGCCCCACCTAGTGTTGAAAACCCGATTCTGTAGATATTGTTTATTCCTGTGGCCTTTATAACAACATCTGAAGATAGGACATTCTGCAAAGTTCCAACAGCGCCTGTTTCGATATTGAACCAAACCCTAGCAATGGTACTCCCATCTAAACGGGTTATGGATAAGTTGGCCCATTTTGCTGTTCCAATTTTTACGTAGGCACTAGCAGCAAGCATTAAATTGTTGGCTGCCGTAGGAACCGTTCCAGACCATGATTGTGAAATTTTATCTGTTACCGTATAAAACCTCCCATAGCCAATAGGATTATCTGTAGTTGTGCTTTGTAGTGGAGTCGTCGTTGAATACGACCATGCAGCGTTATTTAATGTAGAATTGTATAGTAATCTTTGTGTTGCTGAATATTCTCTTAGTAGCCCACTCACCTCTGACTCAATTGGAGTTGGAGAGATTGTTTTTGTAGCAATCCCATTGAGGTCAACGCTCCAAGTATTTGTGAACGGTGAGTACATTACACCCTCCACACCAGCCCCAAGGTAGGGAGGGGCCGCACCAGATATGCCTCTTGCTAAGTAGTCCCCAGGGCTTCCGTCGGTTCCATCTGTGTTTTCAAGCTGTGAGCAAGCCGCATTAAAAGAAAATGCTCCGCTAGTAACATTACTTATCGTTATTCTATGATTTGTTCCGTCGACAATAACACCTTGAATAGAGAAACGTTTTCTAGCTCCAGAGGTTGCGTCCACAATTTTTTCTGCCACAGTATAACTGTCGCTTGATCTTTCTATCCGCATCTTTAGGCTAGAACTAGACGCCCCCCATAGGTATATAGAAAATGTATGACGACCTTGTTCATATGGGGATGAGTTTAGTGTAATAAGGTTTATGCTGGACGATCCTGAGTAGGACAACAGCCCACCTCCTGTTGAGTTAGGTGTGAGTGTAGTAGATGCCCCAAGTGTCCACCCTGTTGTAAAGCCCTCTGAATCAGCAATCAAGTTTGATGTTCGTCTCGCCCCAATAAATCTTGCTTCCCCTGCCCTAACGTACCTGACCATCCCAACATAGTCTGTGGTAGTTGCCACTGTTGCCCTTGCAAGAGAAACCATCGTTCCTTGTACAGCAGAGTAGGCCGGTGAAAGAGAAGTTTTTAATGGAGCGTTAAATGTTGCCTTAGGAGTTTCAGGTGTAATATTAACAACAGCACTGCCATCTGCGTCAACAGGAACAAACCCTGGAGGAAGACATCCAACCTTTGTGTTAGACGCAGATGAAGTAGCTTTAATAACAAGCCTACCGCTTGTATCAACAGGCCAACCAACTTGTTCTAGAACGTGATCTATCATACATTACTCCTGAAAATTAGGTTACTATACCGAATTGTGTTATCGTTTTAATTGTATTCTCACTTAGTGATTGCTTAAATGCGGCAATGTTCTTGTGAAAAGACATGTTCTGAGGCATTGCTTGAACAATGTCTACTGTTGCCTCTGGATATAGACCAGCAGTTCTTGCTGCGATCTTTCCAATAAACAGGGTTTCTGGCGGATAGTCCATTGTGTATTTCTTACTAGGAAACAACGGAATTGGGACGCTTTGCTTATGCATTTCTGTTCCATTTATGTATGCATAGTATTCTTCAGCTTTAACCATCCAAGCTGCCTTGTACTCGGCCATAAATCCCGCAGACGGCAGCAGTTCTGCACCAGAATAACACTCGTAGAATCCGCTAATGCCATTATCTATGTTACATTGCCAACGGACTGTTCCATCCGCAGTTAGATTACTTGTTGTATCTGGTGGTGTTGTGTATGTTGTAACAAAGGTTGGGGCTGAACTTCCGCTTGTTCCAGCAACAACACAAGTATACATGTTTTTACTTGTCGTGTTATTTGGCTTAGTATCAGGAGGGATACAATAGTCACCTAATTCATAAACGGTATTTGCTTTCCAAAAGTAAATTGGATTAGGGTCACCGTTATAAAAGTCATAGGCAAACTTAGCGTTTGCAGCACCACCAGACATAGGAGGACGAATAGTTATTCCTGTTCTGTTCATATCATGTGCCACATTATAAGGGGAGGCGGTATTTATCCCTGTTGTTTGTGAGTAGAATTGTTTATCTGTTTGCTCCACTTTGTAGTAGGGGGTAAAATCAGAGTAAGCTCCAAAATTAGTTCTACCCATCACACCGGACACAGGAATCTCAATTGACTGCCCAAGTGTGTTACCAACTGATGCTCCGGTAAACACTGGTGGAACTGCTATTGGCCTATGATTCAGGTTTGCTGTTCCAGACAAGTCTCTACGTGTTGTAAAATTAGGACACCACACGTAGTTATACTTGCTAACTCCGTCATAAGTTGGTAGATTATCCCCGTTGGCAAGACCAATAGAGACTTGCGGACTTAGTGTGCCAGCGCCCATTGGAACTGTCCAGAGAACACGATACCATGAATTTCCCCAAGGCTCGACATTCAGCGTACCAATTTGCGTTACACCAATGACCCCTGTCTTTGCATTAAAATATGCAGAGTTTGTTGTTCCTGCAATGTTTGTAAACGAGAGACGCATCCATTCCCTGCCTGTAGAATCTCCAGAGTGTTTGACAAACACATTGAAATTATTCCATGTATCGTCGTAGGTTGCCATTGTAGCTGATAACGTAAACACAACCCGGTGTGCGGACGATGCGGTAGTGTCCTCTGCTAGTTTATAGGTAGAATATGTTCCGTCTGGTGCTTTAATAGTAGCATCTAGTGCCAGTGTTGAAGCGGATACTGACCATCCTGTCCAAACATCATTGTTTGTTATTTGTTGTTGTGTTGTAGGGAAGGTAGCGATCCCTTTACATGTTGTTAGTAAGGCACCGGTTATTTCTGTAACAACGTGAGTGCCAATATTTCCTGTGTTTCCAAGTGCTGTATCAAAATATTTTACACCGTCAACAGCGGCGCCGTGCCAAAACTTAGAGAGCGGCGGGTCGTTCTTTGAAATGTATTCAGATGGTACTGTTGCAACTGCATAATCTTCTTCAAACTGGAAGCGTCTGACGAGAACCGTACCTGCTGTTCCTAGTGAACGAATTCCGTAGACATAAGCTGCTGCTCCAGTCGGGGAGCAAGGCAGATAGTACCTAGCCCACTCTTGTCCGACTATTACAGTTGCTACCTCAAGGTCTGCCCCACCACTGACCCACACAGCCAATTGAACATTTGTAAGAGTTCCTGCGCGGAGTTCTACAGACATAACATGTGGCATGGCTCTATATGTAGAGCCGGAGGTTCTGCGGATTGTGCTAGAAGTAGATGATGTGAGACTTAGTTCCCATGTCGTCCCATCATCGGCCCCGATTGTGCTGTCGTTAACATATTGGATAGTTGCAGAACTATCCAACGTCCAAACAGCATTTGTTAATGTATTAGAGTGGCTAGTTAGATTTTCAACCCTCCTAGCACCCCAAAATAGGGATTCACCAAGTGTGGATCGAACTGCCATGCCTAGATGATTCTTTACATGGCCCAGACCACCCCCACTGCTAGTGTCCCTTGTAAAATTTGGGTAGGGGCCAAGTTCAGGAATTAGACTACACTTGTGCTGACCAAAGTATCCCATAAAAGGTGCTGCCGGGAGCGAAATGCCATCAACGACCCGGCCCGTAGTGGCATCGCTAAAATTTACTGTTACGCCGGAAACAGAAGCGGAAAGTGCCCCTTCTTCAAGAGTAGATGTAACAACACTCCCGCCTTCGGCGCTTTGCAAATTAACTACCATATTACCGTTCGCATCAACCGGAATATTATCACTTGGCAGCGCCCCAACAACACTCCTTCCACCCGTACCAACTACAGCTACAATTTCTCCCTCAGAATTAACTGGAAATCCATACTGCTCTTTAATCAAATCAACCATAATGATTTATCCTTAATTGTAATTATTACTATTATTCGTTATCTTCTTTACCGACATTAGCCATTTCGTTAGCAATGCTGACAATTGTCTTAGACTTAATTTCTTGCAGCAACGCTTGCTTATATTCCATGTCAGCTTTATGTTGGCGTTCTTTACAGAACATATTGTATAGAAAAGATAACACAGCTATGGCCACTCCCGAGAAGATTGCTATATCGTTCATTGACCATACGCCTCCCCATATTGTTATAACTGAACCGGTATATGTGGTAACCGTTGTAACTTTATCATTCACATCTTGCCCCTTGTTATTTTTGTTAATAATATTGCCTATTGGCAATAATGAAATGAAGTCCCCATAATAGGCGTCTTCTAAAGATATACCAATATTAGCCGCCTTTGTATTACCTAGCAATGTTACAAGAGGGAACTCCTTAGAGCTTCCTCCAATGCAGCATAACGAATTAATTGGTATATCTTCTCCAGCAATGCCTAATGTGGGCATTATATTATTCTCTTTAAAGGAAGCCCCCGAAGGGGCTTGTTCCTACAATATTATTGCTTATGAATAAATTCTATCAATCTCTTCTTGAATCTTGTCTACAACCTCAATAACAGATGTCCCGACAAAACATTCTGTGTAACCATCAAATTCTTTATTTGGATTTTTATAATTAGCCCGAAACCAATTAAGAACTTCTCTTTCTATGGTTTGACAATCTATCCCGGAGAGTGTTACTTCATAAACAACATTAAAGACCTCTCCAGACGACCTCGATACGAAGTATGATCGGTAATTTCCTGATTTATTCGAGATGCCAACCTTTATACAAGAATCTGACTCTAGAACATAAACAACACCGTCTTTATATGGAGAGAACCCGGACTTTGCACAGGATGGGCAACCACAGGGCATTAAGTGCACACTCGGTTTCTGAAAGAAGCTCCCGTGTATTTTGCACACTATCTCGACTGGAGTTGTTGCATCAACATAGTTAACCTTAGAATAATCGTACCTATCCCCATGCTTTCTAACTGCGTCAATTACGAAAATTCCGGTGTTCTTTGGTGCTCCGCTGTTACAATAAGGGCAACCTTGTTTTCTATGAATGTGGTGGGCTGCATCTTGATAGAATGTGCCGTGTATGGAACAAGTCATTGGTATCTTAGAATAAATATCCATGTATTCAGACATGTCATACTTGTACCTGTCTTTATGTATGCTATAGAATATATCAAGCACTTCTTCTTTTGTCTTTAGCGCCACTCCAGCACACCTTGGGCATCCACTTCTCCTTGATGTATGATTTCTTGGTAATACTGTGAACTCGCCATGTTCTTTACAAATCACAACAACTTTATTGTCACTGCGGGTATAATTTGTTTTTGAATAGTCATATCTGGTTCCGTGTACAGCAACAGCTTCAGAGATATATTGCTCTGTTGTTATTTTCTTACTCACATTACTCCTCTGCAAAGGGAAACGGCTAGACTGCGTTGCAGCGCAGTCAGGAGGATCAGTCTTTTCGCCGTATTAGATTTGTCATTCCTCATCAGCCGCTACGCGGCGAGTAGAACAACATTTAGATATTAAGAATTAAGTTTGTTATTCTGCATCTTAAATTCTTACATTACTATTATATCACATATTTCTCTCTAAAGCAAGTAGATTGGCATATTTATTATTCCCGCCCATACTGGGCTGCTCTTGCTTCGCTTTGCACACAACAATATACTGACGCGCTTGCGCTTGTCTTGCACAGAAACATGTTGTGTAATGTATACTAGCCGCTTAGCGGCCAGCAATAAGCGCATATGCGCCATTCCCAACATGTGCTGTAAGCACCTTAGCCCTTCGGTGATTCCGACTGATACTACGTATCTACGGAGAACTACTAAATTACTAATGCTCCACAGACCGCTTCGCTCTTGACTTTAATTATAGCGAAGCTATGTGTTTGTGCATATAGCCGCTTAGCGGCCAGTTCGACATGCGTCCTAGACGCTAGTCTACTAGCGCCTTAGGCGCATGTTAAAGTCAAACCCGTTAGGTGGTTTGGTAATCAGGTATTTAGTAGTCGTCTTAACCAGCACTGTGCGAAGCTGAAGCGCCTTATGTTGGCCGCTAAGCGGCTATTTCATAGCGCTGTAAGCGCGTTAACTACTAGGGGGACTTTGTGGTACCATGCGAATGTAAATAGTCCTTTTGAGGTACTATGTACAGATCGATCAACATTTATCTTTCGTAGGCATTGACTTTCGCTCAATATTGGTGTATAATGGTTGTATGACTTGAGAAAGGAGTAGTTATGTTTGATTGGATAGGTTCTACTATGGAACAGTGTGCGAGGCACATTGCGGAAACTCCAGCCGCTAATACATATTCACAAATAAAATACCACGAGGTATGGGGGGAGCAAAAAGTAGTAGATAAAATTATTGAGGCCAGGAAACTGGCAAAGATGTACAGACTGCTAGCTAGGGCAGATAAAATTAGACAGGAAATGCAGGAGGATAATTAACATGCAAGTTAAATTTAAATCCCCAATGTTCCTTTGGCTAAAGGAGAACTGTGGAAATAGAAGTATTCCGTCGTTTATCGTAGAGATTATTCAAAAAGAAATGAATGGCCCACAAAAGGGGGTGTGTTATGGAAGCAACGAGGAAGGTAGTGTCAAAAGAAACAAATCACATAATTGTTTGTGAGCCTTTGCTGTTAGCAGATACTGTATTGAATGTTGAAACCAATGTTGAGTGTAAAATAACGATACACGATAAAATGGTGTATTCCCATGTGTGCAAACAAGCATCTTGGTTTAAGTCAAAAGGTAATCTGTTGTTTGAGTCACAGGATTCTATTGCAACAGCGATGTGCTTTGAAAGGAAAACCGTTAACAGGTCAATAAAGAAACTTGAAAGCATTGGCCTGCTAACAAAATCAAAGAAACGTGTTGGTGAGTCCTGGAAGAATACATATTCTGCTGTCTACATGTTCGGAGGAGGTTTTAGGTTGTTTGCAGAGATAGAATCTAGGACATTTAACACAAAACCGGTTAGGGAAGTTGTTGAAATTGTGCAATCACTTGAAGAAAACAAGGTAGAGCCCGCTTTGATAAAATCGCCTGCCCCATGCGCTCCAAGCGCGTCGCCCTATCTGACTGGTGCAGACCTGTTGGGACAGGCTGTTAAATTATATGACTATTCAAACAACGATATTGTATTACCATTTTAAAACCAAGGAGAATGAACATGGAACAAGTTGATATTGACGGTTACATTGAAGTTGATAGAAGACTTCTCATGGCAAGGTCTATTATGAACACCAATACAGGTGTGCTTATGGATGTGAATATAGGAGACAAGTTCGTATACTCTTATTTGTCTAGTCATGCGAAGCAATCTAATTTTGTTGGTAGGTATATTGAGGATTCTATCGCGCATATTGGTGCATCCATAGGAATTAGTATGAGGCGTGTAGGCAACTCGTTAAAGAAACTTGAAAAGGTGGGTCTTGTCGTAAAGAGCAAGATGAATAGAAAGTGCGATCCTACTGCAATATATAACGTCTTCGCTCTTGACAACTTTAAAATGTATACACAGAAGTCTTCAAAGATACGTGATATTGATGGCGCTATTCAAGGGGTTGAAATTGTGTTTGAAAGTAGTCAAACACACATAGGCAACGATACAATTATTCCATTTTAATACAAGGAGAACACAGTGCAAAAGAAAACGTATATCCGAGATGGTGAGGAGAAAGTTCTTATCGTGGAGTTGCATACGGATAAGAAAGGTAATCAACTCCTTGGAAAATGGCTTGATGTGCCATATATCCAGTGCATTGAAGAAGGAAATATTAACCTCGTGCACAATGGTATCAAAGTTGTTGTCCCTTGTGATGATATTATGTTTAGGGATGAAGACACGTTTGTAATTTAGTCTTGACAACACAACATATTTCGTGTAGCATTAAATTTTAACAGGAAGGAATAACATGCAAACGCTAGAACAAATTGTACAAGCAACTTTGAATGCCTCTTGTATACTTGGAATGGATGTGTACATTGAAACACGCGATAACGGTTGCATGAGCAACGAAACACTTGACAAACTCCAACAATTACATCAAGATGTAATCTTGCAGATTGAACAATTTATTAAGGAGAATAACAATGTGGCCATTTAAGAAGAGTATTGAACAGTTGTCAATTGATCTTGCAGGGAAGGTTGCTGCAAGAGATGTATTGCTTCAAATTGGAAAAGAGACGAAGGAATATTATGTACGGAATATTGTTGAACTAAGTTTAGACATTGGTGAAATTTCCACAAAGATTAAATTTATGCAACTCAACGAGAAACAAAAGGAGAAACAAAATGATTGAAGCCATTGTTGTAATCGCCCTACTCGTAATCCTTCCCTATTTGTTTCAGAAATGGATTACGTCAGCTTATTATAATCAAGATAAACTGTTCTTTGGGGATCAATATGAACAGGATACGTCTATTAATGTCGGTAGTGAAGAGGATGCTAAGGAATATGTTGCTAATGGAGAACAGAAATGAACAAAGATAATTATTTGTGGGTTATTGAAGAATATTATGATGGAGAATGGCATCCAACAACGATGGTAGCATGGGCTAGAAATTCTGCAAGAGAACTCAAGGGGCGTTGCGGGGATTATTGCTATCGTATTCGTAAATACATTCGAGAATCTTAATGCTTTCCAAGCATAGAAGTATTTCACGTACATTGGAAGCCTTCTGCTATGATAAATCAGGCAGGCTACTATCTCATGCTGAGAATTCTTATTGCAAAACACATCCTATCCAGGCACATTTCGCAAAGTTAGTAGGACTGGATGCAAAGCAATATCTGCACGCTGAAATCCATGCTATGCTGAAGGCGAAGGATAAGAAGGTACATTCTGTGCATGTGTTTCGACGTAACAAAGCTGGAAGATTGTTGATGGCAAAGCCTTGCCCAATCTGCTTCGCAGCAATGAAAGCCTACGGAGTTGAAAAAGTTTTCTACTCTAACAATGTTGGTGAGATTGTTCAAATGAATATAGATTAGAATGCCTAGCAATGTCATTTAAACGCATGAGAAGTGGCCTTCCTTGAGTTATTAGGGTGTTGGGCATAGGATGGTAGCCCTGCGGGCAAACAAATCGCTCTGTGAGCGTTTATACACGTTTTAAAGGAGAAATATATGAAAGCTAAAATATACACAGCCTACATCTTCTGGCTTATTGCAACTCCTGTTGTATTCCTATTCGATGTAATAGGCCAGCAGAAGCAAGTATTAACAATTGCATGGAAGAATATTAAGAGGGATGTACAATCGAATAATCGTTATTTCAAGATTAATATGAAAATGCTTGACTTCAAGTGAAATTGGTTGTATAATGTAGTTTTCACTGGTAAGAATAACAAAGGAGAAATAAATGGGCTGTGATATTCATTTGTACAAAGAGAAGAAGGTAGGCGGGAAGTGGGTTGCTGCTGACAAATGGGAAAAGGATAGTGAGGGCTATGTGGAAGTTCCTTGGAAGGAACGTTTTACTACCCGTAATTACCAGTTATTTGGTATGCTGTCAAAGGGTGTACGCGAAGATAATGATTACGCATTTGAACCACGTGGGCTTCCGTTTAATCTGTCAGAAGAAGTGCTAAAAGCAGCGCAATTATGGGATGGGGACGGGCATAACCATAGCTACTTATATCTGCACGAGTTGGAGGACATGCAGGTGCATCTTGAAAACACAACTGTCACTGTAAAGGGAATGAAAAGCAAGGATGAGTTGAAGTCTTTGTATACATCTATTGAGAGCGGCAATACTGACTGGACTTTACTTTTCCCATACTGCCGCTACACTAACGATAAATCACAAGAGGAATTCGAGGTTGAAGTTCCAGCGGCTTTTTATGTTGGTGAAAGCCTTAAAGAAATTATCAACGGATTTAGTAATGTAGACGGTGAAAATCACCGAATTGTATTTTGGTTTGATAATTAAAAGGAGAAATAATAAATGTCTGAGCAACAAAATATTATTCAAATGAAGCAAGTTGTAGCAACAGGTTTTGTCCAATATACGCAGGAAATTGTAGAACTTGCAAAGCAAGGGTATGTCTTGGATGTTTCCATCAAACATTGCCCACAATGGCAATTGGGATTGTTTATGGCTACGATGCTACTGCTAGAAGATGCTCCTTCGGAGCCTGTTGCAGATGAGAATGTAGAACCAAAAATCAAACGTACTTACGCAAAATCTGAACAGAAGAAAGAAGGCTTGCGCAGCAAGCTCCCTGCTGAAGCATTACAAACGATTACGAAAGGAAACTAAATATGTTGGCACTAATTACTCTACTTCTACTTCTAATTTCACCAATTATTATCCTTGCAAACGGATTTGTATTCCAACACTTGTGGAATTGGTTTATTGTGCCCTTTGTAGGGCTCCCGAGTTTTACACTCCTTGCAGCAATTGGTGTATCAATGACTATTTCATTTGTTACTCACCAGTTTATTTCTAGCAATAATGGTAAGGAAGCATCTGAAGTTTTCTCAGAGGCAATTGCTTACATTATTACTAAGCCACTGATGGCACTACTCGTTGGCTGGATCATTACGTTGTTCATGTAACTAAGGAGGCAGTATGAACTGGTTAAAGTGGTTATCTTGTTGGTTCAATAAGCGTCATGTGTTTAGCTACATGCAGTACCCTGACGGTACAAGCACACGTTGTTGTGTTCGTTGCGGATACAAATTGGAAGATTAATTCTGTGGAGGATTGCTGATGGCTTATAATGAGGAATATGGTGAAGATGTTGTAATTGGTGGCAAGCCACGGCGCAGCAAGCGCAAGACTAGGGCTGTTAAAGTTGCACAAGAGTTGCCTGTTGTTATTAAGGAGAAATTTATCGAAGATATTATCCCTAAGCCTTCAGTTGGGTTGAAGATTGAGCCTCGGGGAGCCAATCAGAATCGGATGTTATCTGCTCTACATGCCGGAAAGCAAATTGTATTCGGAATTGGAGTCGCCGGAAGCGGCAAGAGTCTTCTTGCAGCGTATTATGCAGCAGAACTCCTTCGTGCAAAGCGTATTAGCAAGATTTTTCTAGTAAGGCCAAATGTCCACGCAGGGAAGTCTGTGGGAATGCTTAAAGGTTCACTCTCAGAAAAGCTCATGCCCTTTTTTCTTCAAACTGTTGCACACCTTGAGAAATTTCTAGGCAAAGGTTACACAAATTACTGTCTTGAGAAAGAAGTAATTGAAATGTGCGCTGTAGAATACTGCCGGGGAACCTCCTTCGAGGATTGTTTCATTATTTGCGAAGAGGCTCAAGGCTTTACAGTTGATGACTTTGAAATGATGCTTACACGCATTGGACAGAATGCTCAAATGTGTTTCACAGGCGATGAACGTCAAGTTGATCTAAAGGAAACTACAGGCTTGTCGAAGACAATTGAAATGTTTGAGCGTGTAAAGCAGGATCGTCCAGAATATCTTGATACAGATGATATGAATGAGTTTCTTGCCAACTTGTCTATTACACGATTCACATTTGAAGATGTCCAGCGTAGTCCTATGGTGAAGGCGTTGACAAAGTTGTATTACTATAAGGAACGTCAATGAAAACATACACTGTAATAAAACCAGATGATGAGCGCATTGGCAATAAACTCAGGATTGCAACGACTGACATTATTTATCTTCTCTCAGAAATCAGCACAGATGCAGATGCAATTATTCTGCCTTCAGACATTTACAAAGATTTGTTGTGGCATCCGAATTTTAAGACATACTACGCAATACAGTGCTACGTGTGCCCATTTAGCAATTGCTTCTTCTTCCTTGGAAAGTGGTGGGCATGCGAGGATGCTGTAAGCCCTTTGTTGGTTGCAATGAATCTTCTAAAGGAGAAGCGATGAAGCTACGAATTGAACGAAGCATAGGCGAAACCTTCATGTGTTACGACATTGAAGGAGATGTTAATGATGTGTTGCAAGTGGCAGAGTATGTTATTGCTGATAAAGAAGATAACGTAACTATTAACAATAGTTGTGAATGTAATATGGAGTCTGTAAAAGATCATTACAGAAAGTGGATCGCAGAAGAAATGCGTCCGGGCGGACTACTTGCACAATAAGGAGAATACATTGATTAAACATAAGCGTAGCCCCCAGATGGGGAATCCTGTTGACTATAACACCTCCCCATTCACTTGTTATGTACGGAGCAAGGAGTCCTATGAATTTGTAATCCCTGTTATTGGTGACATTGAATATAATCATGACTTCCTCGAAGCTGTTGGTCTAATTGAGCAAGCAGAAGAAAAGGATACTATTATTCTCAAGGTAAATAGTCGCGGAGGAAGTCTTTCTGCTGTCGATTATCTTCTTCAAGCACTCTCCTTTACGGAAGCACATGTTCATGCAGATGTCTCTGGTGATCTAATGAGTGCAGCAACTCTCATTATGGAGATGACGGACAGTTTTAGCATTAGTGATAACACAAGCGTATTAATTCATAATTCCGTCTATGGGGAATTTGGAAAGGCTAAAGATGTAGTTGACGCTGTTATGTTCCATGATAGGATGAACAAAGCACTCCTTGATCGTTATTACAAACATATGTTTTCCGATGAAGAAATGACACAACTATACGAGGGGCGACAATTCTTCATGGACAACACTCAATATCTTGAGCGTTTTGAGAAACGTAGGAAAATTCTTAACGAAGAACAAGGAGAGAACGATGAAGAGGGTAATCCTGAAACTCCTAGCTGTTCTTGTGGGATGGGTTGTAGCAAGACTAATCATCCTGTACCTGAGAACTAGTCAACTCCGATACATGTGTGGATATTATATCCTTCGTATTCCTACATTTGGAGTATGGCAACTCACTAGAGTTAAACTGTGGATTGCTGACTTGATTGCTGACGATACGTAACGCATAGCCCCTTCGTTAGAAGGGGCTATTTCTTTTGTGGCTACATACTAATCTCCTACTAATTTGTATATGGATTAGTAGGAACTTAGTAGTTTCTACTTAACATATTTTTCTTGACAAGAGTGGCATTGTGTGAAATAATGTGTTCTGTTTAATTCTGAAGGAGAACAGCATGAAAGAATTTATTGCAATCGCATCTCTTGCAGCGATTTGGCTGGTTATAATTATTTCAAATTGTATCAAGGCTGGCGAGTTGAATGAAATTCAACAATTTATTCCGAAACTATCGGCGTATTCTCTGCAACAAATGAAGCAAGATTGCGAAAATGATTTGCCTCGTAGCCAACAGTGTGTTATTGTTGTGTCTGCTCAAGTTGTTAAGGAGAAATAAATTGAAGCCAATGTTAGCTGAAGACGCTATTGAAGAAAAGATTAAGTTTCCTGTCATTGCCCAAGTAAAAGTTGATGGTTGCTTTAGTTATGGAACTTTGATCCAAACTAGCGCAGGATTGAAAAAGATTGGCGATATTGTTAAGAACAAACTAAATGTGAAGGTACTCAGCTACAATGACGCTACGCAACAACTAGAGTATAAGAAAGTTATCAACTGGTTTGATAATGGAAAGAAGACTGGACACGGTTTTTGCACAGTTGGTATGGTTACTAACGATCATAAATTCTTCTCAACAGAGAAGGGCTGGCAACCATTGAATGAACAAGAAACTATTAGCAAGATTGATAATGAGTATCTAAACTCTGTGCTCGTTGGCATGCTACTTGGCGACGAGTCTTTAACTATTGAAAAACGTGAGGGTGGGAAAGGTGCTACTAGGATTGTGTGGAGGGTTTCAAAGGCAGACGAAGCGTGGGGAGACTACAAGCAGAAAATGCTGAACAACATTGTTAGCTCAAGCAAGAAGGCCGTTAAGTCAGGGTACGGCAGTGACGTTTTTGCTTATTGCACCAAGATGCTACAAGGCATTCCAACCATTGCACAAAACTTTTATGACATGGACGAGTCCTCCGATCGTTATGGAAAACGTAAGATGGATCTGCTACGCGAAGATTTTGCGCCCTACTTTACAGACTTATCGCTGGCAATATGGTATATGGACGACGGAACGCTCAGAGAAAACAACGGTAATCCTCTAACACCTAGGATTAGTTTCTCCGTTCCCCGTTATTCTGAGGACACACACGAAGTATTCAGAAAGATGTTTTTGAGTAAATACGGTTTTGCACCAACATTCCACAAATACGGAAAAGATGTGTCAATGATTTTTACTTCAGCCGAATCTACCTACCTATTATGGAGAATGTCACAGGTTGCTGGAGGTATCATTAGTCGAAAGATTCCAGTCAGTATGCGTAATAACATTCTTCCAAAAGTTGTTGACAAACTTCAGTTAATTGATGTGCAGAACACCTTTGGGGAAGGGAAGGTTTGTGAGTTTATTGGGTATGATATAGAGGTTGAAGATAACCACAATTACTTTGCAAACGGATACCTTGTACATAACTGTCGTCTATTGCATATCACCGGCAAAGCCACAGGGCGTAGCCTTAAGCAATACAAGAATAAATATACGTCCAATCTATTCTCTGCTGAGAAGTATGCTTGGCTAGATGGCGAAGCCTATGCAGGAACAAACATGTATGCTCAAGATCTGTGTCGTAAGACAACTTCAGCGTTGAATCGTATCCAGGGAGAGCCAACTGTTTCTTGGATGGTGTTTGATTATCTACACCCGTATGTTGAGAATGATATTTATCTCGTTAGACTAAAGTTCCTAGAGGATAATATTCGCCTGTTGAAACTTAATAAAGAAATTGATGATCGAATTTCTGTTGTTCCGTGGGAGATTGTATACGACCTTGAAAGCCTACTTCGATTTGAAGAGAAACAACTTGCGCTAGGTGCAGAGGGAATCATCCTGCGTGATCCTAATGGAATGTATAAGAATGGCCGCTCTACAGTCAAAGAAGGTGGTCTACTGCGTATTAAACGATTCACTTCTGAAGAAGCCATCTGTATTGGCATCAAAGAGGGCAACAAAAATACAAATATTGCCAAGGTAAATGAACTTGGGAAGACAGAGCGTAGCTCCCATAAAGAGAACATGGTTCCTAATGGAGAGGTTGGAACAATCATTGCAAAGAGTTTGAACAAAGATTTGACATTCGATTGTTCTCCGGGTAATATGACTCAAGAAGAGTGTAAGTATTACTTTGAGAATCAAGATGAACTGATTGGTAAGGTGTTTACCTTCAAGCATTTTGCTCACGGAGCAAAGAATACATTTCGCTTTCCATCATTTGTTTCAATTAGATTGGAGGAAGATATTTCATGAATGAACAACTAGTTGTAGGCCCAACACATTATCGGCTTCGTGATGTACGTGAGCAAGAAGGAATTGTTGTACGTCTGGATAAGTATTATCCAATTAAGCGTACTCCTAAAGGGTATTGGCTACGTGGAGATTATGTTCCAACGTGGATGACATTTGCAGAACTGCGTAAGCAGAAATATTTACGCTTTGTTGTTGACACATCTAGCAAGAAATATTGCTATCCAACAATTGAAGAAGCTGTAAAGAGTTTTATTCGACGCAAGGAAGTGCAGCAAAGTAAACTTGCTTACCAACTTGAGCAAGCAGATTGCTGTGTAAAGAATGTTGACAAGTTGAAGGATGTTAGTGTAGAATCATTTCAGCAAGGACTGTTGCTTGGAGAAACACCAAGTCATTATCAGTTTGACTTTGATTACTAGGAGAGAACATGGAACGAAAGATGGCAAGCATTCAGCAAATCATTGACATTAAGCCAATCGAAGGTGCTGATGCGATTGAGGCTGTAAAAGTGAATGGATGGTGGGTTGTTGCAAAGAAGGAGCAATTCAAGAATAATGAATTGGTGGTATTCTGTGAGATTGACTCGTGGATACCAACAAGTGTTGCACCATTCCTCACCAAGCCGGGAAAGTTCCCAAAGGAGTATAGCGGTGTGCAAGGAGAACGTCTTAAAACGATCAGGTTGAAAGGACAGATTTCTCAAGGATTAGTGTTAAAATTAGAGGATTTATTTGAGGTGGAGGAGTTTGCCGGTGTTTTGTATATACGCGATAGAAAATAAAATTAATAACAAACTATACATAGGTCAAACTTCAAAGACAGCAATGGGAAGGTGGGAGACACACAAAAAGAATGCTAGAATGAAAATAAATAGGAAATTGTATGATGCTATAAACAAGTACGGAGAAAGTAATTTTATTCTGCACGAAGTGATGCTAGTTGGAATTGTAATTACATTGAGAAGAATGGGCAGTATCGTAAACTGTCTTGTGTTGAATATGAACGTCTACAAACATTGCCGGATAACTACACAAGATCTATACTTCCTCGTGAGAGGTATAAGTCAATTGGTAATGGTTGGACAGTAGATGTAATTGCACATATCTTAAAAGGAATTATGGAGTAATAAACATAGCCCTCTTGCGAGGGCTATTTCTTTTGTCCGTAATTTGTATATGTCCTTCGGACAATTGTTATCCAAGCATTACATGCACGTTGACAGAATAGCGCTTCGCGCTGACGTATAGCTGCATAGCAGCCAGCCTAATGAGCGCTACGCGCCATGTAATCAGCTTCTCCACTAGACAGCCTTCGGCTATGAAGACAACTAAATATATAACCTAGCACCCACCTCTGTCTTTGACTTTCTTGTCGTAAGACATGTTTGTGCATAAGGCCGCTTGCGGCTATTAGACAGTGCTTTAGCACAACTGGCCCCATAGGGGCTATATGCTGGCACTGTAAGCGCTTATACGTCTTTCCATATACAATCCATTATGTGTGATATTACAAGCCCGTATCGGGCCATAGTGTTTGTTGTAGCAATGTTCATATTTTATTAAAAAATATTTTTAGGGATGGCCGCGTTAGCGGCTTTAGGATACTGCCGTGGGCAGAATATCGGCAGAGCCGATCCTTCCCTCCGGGAAGGTATCAAGTAACTTTACAATCTCTTGTTGACTTTAGTGGCTTTGTATTGTATAATTAAACGTTACTAATAAAAAGAGGCTTAATATAATGGGCAAAAGAGGCGAGTGGGTTGGGAAAGAGTTTATATCAAAGACTGGTAAGAAGTGTGTTGTGATTGAGTATAACGGATGCAAAGATGTTGTTATACAGTTTGAGGATGGAACAGTTATTCATAGAGAAGCGAATACCCTTAAGGTGTGTCCTCCGTGCCATCCAGAAGATAACAAACTTGTAGTAAAGGTTCGGGTTGGAGATATTTATGATACAAACAGATTTGGAAAGGTTATTATCACAAAATACGAAGGAACAAGAAAGGTGACAGTCCAGTTTGCAGATTATCCTGAAGAGTTTGTAACAGCGCAACTAAATGCAATACAGAAAGGCTTTGTTACGCCACACTTCTATAATGTAAGAACGCTTGATAGATGGAAAGAAACAGCAACAAAGAAGCACAACGGAAGGTATGACTATTCTCTTATTAAAGAGAAGCCTTATAATCATCAAGATATAATTGTTCATTGTAACCACTGCGGAAAAGATTATGTTGTTAATGCAGAGTTGCATATGAATGGTGGAGGGCATTGTGGATGTAAAAAGTTAGAAGAATTGGACGAATTCTACAATAAGGCTTCTGCTAAGACGGCGTATAAAATTAACAGAAGTTCTATACAGTCAAAAGAGATGTGGCAGTCTGTTGAAGCGGAGTGTAAACAACATGGTGTTTTCACATCATCAATCACCAAGTTAATTAAAGGCCGTCGGTGTCCTGAGTGCGAGATGATACAACTGAGATTGAATCTAATAGAGGAGAAGGAAGAGATACTAAGTGGTATTGAAGTGTTAGGATTCACAGAGGATTACAAGTACATTCTTTTAGACACAACGTCCGGCGAGATTAAGACATATAGCATCAGCGATTTAAAGAAAAAGAAAAACAGCCC